TTCCCTTACTCGTCAACGGTCAAGGCACACAAGCGAATTCGTCCCTTGGTATCCGATGCGGAGACAAACCGTAGCTTCCTATCGAAGAACGGATGATTGGGAAAACCCGCCGACGGGTCGAGGATCGGCGGGTTCCCATCCCCAACGGCAGCCTTTCGCGCGATAGCGTGGATATCGCCCTTGGCGCTCAATTGGGTTGCCTCCCTTCATATTTCGCCCTACGTGGTGCCACCATGCGGGGCAGTCGTGGTCTTGCCATTGTTGGCAGGATTGAGGTTATCGCCCTGCTTGATGTGAGCAAACTTGGCGCGTGCCTTCATTTCTGCCAATTCGAGATCAGACGTGTTGTCTTTCTCTCGTTCGATTGGGTTGATCTTCTTTGCCTTACCGAAAGGCCGAACTTGCGAACTCGGCATTTTCCAATTCCCTTCAACAACAAGCCTTTTCGGCTTTCGGTACGGACCCCATAGAGGGCATGGTTTGCCCTCACTGACCGCGAGTTTACGCGGTGACCGGGGAGGACGGCAAGCGACACGCCAGCCTGTTTCACTCAAAGTCGTTGAGCGTGAATGACTTTCGTTTCTTCGCTTGAGATTGATTGGGCACCTTGGTTTTTAGCTTGTTTGGGTCAACGTGTCGAATCCAGGTGATCCCGTTTTCATCCGTCGTTTCAACACGAACCAACGGCACGCTTTCAGTTGTTAGGTCAATCCCCAAAGCCCTTGAGGCATAACGCTTTTTGATCGCTTTGTCGATTGCTTCACGTTGATCAGAAAGGTCATACTCAAACGGTTTGATTTCTATAGTTTGAGCAAGGATTGCTGGATTTCGTTCGTGAAGTCTTGAATTGCGGACCCCATCATTTGAAAGCTCATCGATAAGCGTCTCAAAGCCGGTTCCATTGTCCCCGTTAGCAATTGAATCTGAATCTCGAGAATTGCTCTCTTGCAACGGATTTGGTGCGGACTGCCCGGTATCGCCCAATGATACTGATTGCTCAATCTCAAAAGATTCTGCATCAATTGCGGATTCGATTGGTAGAGGGCTGTTTTGGACTGTTTGAGCTGATCCCGGTTCATTACTGGAAGTGTGTAGTATGGCATCGAAAACCACCTCAAACGGCTTATCTTGAGTTATAGCAACAACATTCGGAGTCTTACCTAGACCACGTTCAATCAATGAAAGAGCTGCCTTGAGTCTGATATCAGGCTCATTAGTTTTGTTCTTCATGATTTCGCCAACAGTCCTAGCGGCATCAACAACCATGCCCCGTAGCTCTGAATTGGCACGTTCAAAGATGGCTTTCTGGAACGCATTTGCGAGTTCACGCGGTACGTTCTTCGGCCGATAGATGACACCATTACTAGCCTTGAAACCACATTGCGCTAGCTCATCGTCGTCTAGATCATCAACCGTAAGTGTACCGTTTTGAAACTGCCGATAGCGCGAAAGCCCTTGTGACTCAGCGGCATTCGATGCAGTCTCTTTATCGGTAGCAATGCGATCAAGACGATTGAGTTGCCCGCCGTGCAACTGGCATAGACCACAACGGTTTACGGCTTTCCGTTCGCACAAAAGGTCTTGCTTGGTCTTGGCACCACAAAGGCACTTACCGAAAGCGTTTGTGCGGTAATCCTTTTGGGGATCGTAGTTGGCCAACTCTCGTGGTCGATAGTCTCCCCGAAACTCAAGGGGCACATGGTAATCCAACTCTTTCTCAGAGTGGCTTACGAAAGTGCCTACCTCACAACCTAATTCGGCAATAAAGCGCGCTGGTCCATCAGGGACACCAACGAACTTAACTGGTGCGCTCATGATTCACCCTTACATGGTTAATTGGCTTGCCCTCTTTGATGTTTCGTAGCTGTCGCTCTTTAACACCTTGGCCAATCAGACGATTATGTTCGTTCGTGCGAATATGCTTGCCGCACTTGCAATCTGGCTTACATGGTGGTGCTGGCATTATCCGTGGTATTCCTCTCCCTCAAGCTTGATGGTCAACTTGGCCCGGTTGTTTTTGTCTTTCGAGTAGCACTCTTTCACTTGCCACACGCCAGGTTCGATTTGCTCCCAGTGCTTAGCTTTGCCATTCATCAAGTAAATGAATTCGTAAAACATTGCGTCCAAACCATTTTGATCCATCAAAACACGCTCCAATTCCAAACATGACCTGCAACAAGGTCTTTCCGAAACTGCAACTCTGCGTTGGCAATTCGTTCACGCTCAAGTTGCTTATATCGCTCTAGGTACTCGGAATGAATTGGGAGAGAAAGAATCTCCATCCCACCCATAGGCGACTTACCGCACATGCTTTTGCCCCTTCCGTATACGCCAGAGTATCCGCGCAAAGATGTTGGCGTGCAAGTCAACTCGCTGGCTACATACCCGGCATTTGAAGTCCCAGTAGAGCGGTCCCGGTATTGGTCCATGATCGTAAATCATTGCGGCACAACATCTTTCAGGTGATTCAATATAGCCGTACTGAATTCGCCGACTCCGTAACACAGTGCCTCTTCGCTATGAAGATTCGACCGTCCCACCATGTAACCATTCTTGAGAGTCAGCACAGATACGTAATTGATTGCAGCATGGGCACATTCATGGATTACGTGATTCTTCGTAATCGACTCTCTCGAAAGACGCATAACCCCAATGTATTTGGAGTTCTTCGAGTGGTAGTAATGGCCATGTTTGTCCACACCAAAGACCGTTCTAGGGTGAAAACAACCTTGGCAACCGTCCCAGTTTATTTCCTTGTAGATGCTGTATCGCTTTGCAGCTCTTTGCAATTCAGCATCCGTGTCATAGAGATAAACCCGAAACCATACGTCCCACCCATTACCTACAGGGTCAGACTTTACAATGAACATTTGACTAGGCAATGGCCAATGCCTTTACTTTCCCGGTTGTATCCATGAGACCACGGCACAAAGCTTCTTCTTTGAGGTTGGATGAACAACCAAGCGCGCTATGAGCGTATTCAATTGCTAATTCACACTTTTGGATGGTCTCATCCTTGCTCTTTGACTCCACGGCATCAATCAGTGCCTCTGATGCCAAGCGATGGAATCGTGCGAAAATGGTTCCCACTATTGACCTTTCGGGATTCGGTGATGGCCTTCGTACTCTGCAATGGGTTCCTCTTGACCAAATGTCTTGGCCTCAAACCGTTCTGAGACCACATCGAAAGCTGTTCTCTGCTTTGACTTTTCGTTGTATCTCTCAATGGCGCATTGATGAGCTTCTGCCTTGTCACGTGCTTTCTGCAATTCTTCTCTATGCCAAGCGATTTCAAGCTCTGCATCAACACTGGCCAAAATCTTGTGAGCCTGTCGAATGTTGATCTTTGCAATGTCAGATAGCACGTACGGAACACCACTAGCGGCACGTTGCGCCTTGGCCTTGAGTTCTTCTATCTTCCAAGACAATTCGTCAATCAGTTGGTAAACCTCTGGATTAGACATTGCGGTATGTCTCCAATATCAGTTGGATTCGTGCTCTAGGAATCGTTGCGCTCCAAGCAAATTCGCCCATTACCTCATCGAGTGCTTGAACCATGTTCTTATGCGTTGTGGCATAACGGATTTCGGATGGTTCGGGAAGGTATTCGGTAACCCGCCGATCATCGTGTTGAGCTTTGGGTGACCAACATACTTGGCAGATTCGCCACGGTTCAGGATGCAAACCCCATTGCCACCGCAACCCTGTAAACCGTCCACATGTGGCCAGTTTTGCTGATTCCGAATAACCGTTGTCCTTCAACCACTTACAGCGCTTGCATTCCTTGCCCGGTTCAATCCAACCGGCTGTAGGGTGCTGGCCACAGAATGCCTTTTCCGTATGGCTATTGATTGTCATCATTGCCCCATGTATTCGATGTTCTCATGGCTTGTTTCAGTTCAGCTTTCGCGCAATCAGGGCAGATCACTTGACCACCCTTTGCGATGAATGCCGTATCACCTTTCGCCAGAACCGTTTCGCACGACCTACCGCATTCAAAAGCCGGACCTTGCACCGTGATTGCTGCGAACATTGATCTTCTCCAAACAGAATCGAAAGAACTTGAGGGTCAACACTTTCCACGGTCATCGAGATATTCCAATCTCGCTTGCCGCGCAACACGATTGACGAATCGTCTAGATATGCCTCTTCATTCGAGAACTCAAAGACCTGTGATCCTGGCATCACGAAACCTACTGGCTTGAAACCACTTTCGTTCAAACCAAAGCCACTCAAGCCAACGTAGGGAGTCAGCTTTATATCGCGTAAGCCATATGGCAACGGCTTTGCAACCGATGGGGTTAGTTCGATCTTTCGGAACCCAAGAGCGAATTGGTATGTGCCCCTATGCTTTCCGACATAGCGATGATTCGGGTGATGCCACCACGGAACGAATGGAAGGGCACTCATCGGAACTCTTTCAATTGCCTTGTCTTGCAACAGCTTTCGTTGTGGATATAGACACCCTGGCTTTTGGTGTAGTCGTGGTACTTCATCGGCTTATCCAAATCAGGATGACCTTTTGGCAACCGTTGCTCTGCAACATCTTTGTAGTGGTCATAATCCAAAACCGTGAATTCTGGCCCATGATCCACAACCATCACATTATCGAGATAGCCACCTACACAACGGATTTCAGACATCACGATTCACCTTCCCCGATTGCACAAGGTAGGTCATTGCGCTAAAGAGGTTGGGAGTACCGAAACCATCGAATTCAGTAACGTTCATCGAGAATGGCCTTGGCATAGCATCGCGCTTCATCAACCAATGATTCATCCATGCAACCTCATCAGTCGAATGATCAAGCAAGCCCACGGTTTTCACGTTTGTTCCGAAATCGGCAGTAATCACCTTGAAAGCCACGATCTTTGAATCCTCTTGTGTATCAACAGCTTTGGGGACTGGCATACCGAACTGGTCTTGCTCTCTGCCATACCAAGATTCACGTGACCGAACCATTGCATTCCACGATTTCAAGCAATGTGTAAGGTATGCCGCAACAATGAAATCTGGTGTGCCAGAACCATTTTCCATCGAGTGACGATTGATCAGACTTGCAAGCTCTTTCTCGAATTCATCAAAATCAGACATTCTGTAGTTCCTTTTCCAAATCGATTAGGGCACTTTGCAAATGGTGAATGCACTTGTTGTCACACACAGCAATGATTCGACCCGATTGCTTGAAGTATGAAACCGTTGCATTTCCCTTGCGAGACACAATCTTTCGAGGATGGCTCTTGTCAATCATGCTTTCTTGCATTCCTTCCCCGATCTGCGTTCAATGCACTTGATTCCCAACGCTTTACACGAGGCACGTTCGCAATCACGTTGCACGGCAGTGTCTTTCGCTTTGATTTCCATCATGGCTTGAGCCGATACACCATGAAACGAAAACCAAAGCCACGCAACAGAATTCCACCAACTTCGTTGCCTGGTCTCCAACGCATGAATTCAGCGTTGAACCCCTTCAAGATAGTTCGATGCAATGAGACCTTCATTTCAGCCACCGTAACTTTGAGCATGAAGCGAATTCAGTTCATTCTCAATGGTCATAAATGCTGTCTGCATGAAAACCGTTGCATTGCTTGCCTTTTCGCTCTCAAGGTCCACACGAATTCGACCCGATTCGTTGGACTCAAACTCTATTTCGACCCTCATTTGAAAACCTCCCGATCAAAGGCACAAGGCCGAATTACCTTGTGCCACAACAACTTTCGTTTACTGCATCCGTTCGTAAGCTTCATCGAATGAGGGCAGACCGCGTGCAATTCGGTCTGCTTCCAATGCCTTTCGCATATTGACCTCAATCATATGACGCTTGAACCAATGCGGGTTCGTCTTCAACTGATGACGTAAACGGTTGCGTCCGAACGGCTTTCGAGCTGCACGACGTGATTCACGGTTATACGTGCCCTGCATCAAATCAGCGTTCGTGAATCCGGCATCCTTGAATTCCTTTTTCAAATCCATTGAGCCGGAATGGATTCGAGGACTAACACGACGTGGTGTAGCGATCTCCCCTCTAGCGTTCTTCTCTTCTTCGGTTCCTTTAAAGAACGTCTCTCTTGCTTCTGCGAACTTCATTTCGACCCTTTCTTTCGCTTCCAGATTCGTTGTGCGCCTTGATTTTTGGTGGACAGTTTTCTACTCCCGTCCAAGGTCCAGCTTACCCCGCCGGGCACTATCCCGGTAGCCTGAACTTGTCCTGAATCCCCCATATTGCCAACGAGATTCGGATACATCTGTGCAAACTCTGGATCGTCTTCGGCGGGTGACCATGTGGCACTAGCCTTTACGCTTGAGACGGTCTTGTTCGACTCTGGTCCTTTGCGATTTGTTCCGTTCTGGATTCGCTTGCACCAGTGCAGGATTCGGGCCAAAACGGTCTGGATTACCGAGTGTTTCAAAATCCCTACCGCTAGTAGGATCAGTGCTATCAGTCCTACGATCTGCCACAGCTCTAGCGTAATTGTCACTGAAATCTCCTACATGTTCCGTTGGTGTCGGTAGCTTTTCGCCGAAATCATCTTGCCTCAATCGTTGACCTTCATTGTCTGCGATACCAGGAGGGAAAAGCCCTGGTCCCCAAGAGTATTCGCTTGAATCATCCCCATAATCATTCGGGTCCATTGGTTGTGTCATTTCATTCTCCAATCTTGTTGTGGGGCATAGGGATTCCTACACCACCCATTGGAACATCTTTGCAGATAGCCACATCTAGACCACTCATCTTCAAACCTGTTCGTTTGTGACACTTGCAAGAGCACCAACCATTATCCGTGTAATCACAAGCGGCACAAGGTTTTTCATCAGATGATTGCCCTGATTCATTGGTGTCTCTAGAGAAAGTGCAGGTCACAGTTTTCATTTCCTCCTTTTGAATCTCGTTGGCATCCAACATCTTTCAATCCCCTTGTCCTGCAATCAATTTGGCTTCTGGCAAAAACGTGCTCTGACCTGCATTAACATTTCGGTTACCAATATCCTTGCAGGTCAACGCCTTTGAGTGACTGTAACCGAACTTAAATTGCAACCCTCTATACGAACGTCCACGACATGCTTTATGAGACTTATTTTTTCACACATATTAGTAAAGTAGTAGTAGAGAAATTATAGTTACTTAAATGGTCTGACCTGCACAAACCCTGTAACCGAGCACTTCCGTTTGGGTTACTCAACAGTTACCTCACCCCTCTGACCTGCGCTTTTACTGTAACCGAGCATTTGAATTTCGGTTACGCTTATCCCTGAACCTGATTCATCGCTGATTCATTCATGTACTTCAACCCCAAATAACTCTTTGAGACCTTCCCATCAACCCTCGTTGAAATCACCGTCACACCAAACACTTGCCGTACTTTCTTAGCGAAAAGCCTTGGTGGCATAGCATTTTGGCCACTTTCTGCGCACTCATGCTGATATTTCATGTAGAGACCAGAGACAGTAACCTTGGACCAATCACGCCTTGAATTGCTATGTGTTTCACTGATGATATCGCTTGTGAGATAAGCCTTTTGGTCATCATCGGCAGCTATACACATCTCACTGAGAAACGTTGCCACATCAGACAATTCACTAGCGAAGTCCAAAGTTGCTGCAATAGACCAAGGATGCCAGCTTTCATGCGAAAGACCTTCTCTCACATAGAGCTTGTAACCCTGCACCAACCAATTCAGCACAGCATGTCTGGCATCACGTTCTAGCTCAACGTCAGCACGTTTGTCATTTTGAAGCTCTGGCACGCGAGTTGTAAAGGGCAACACCATGATTCGTTTAACAAGAGCTTCGTCGGCATCATCAATTGTTGGCGCTTGGTTTGTGGCCACCACTGCCGTGAAATGAGGTATGCCGATGATTTGATCATTCGCATACTTGCGCGTAACGCTGATCTTGTCTCCACCAGTGTTGCGTTTCAACGGGTTTGCATGGATGCGTTGTGACCCTGACTCAGAGCTAAAAATCCCTCGTTTGTGCAACAGGTTGCCAAGCTCTGGATTATTGCCATTGCCAGAATCTTTGAAGATTGCGTTTGGCTGGAACGTTGCCCCGTAATCATTCATCACGCCTTGAATCGCTTGCAGCATTGTGGACTTACCCGTATTGCTTTGCCCCACAAGGAAAATCGCCAGCTTTTCAGGGTTGCCACCAATGAGCATGTACCCCAATGCTTTTTGCACAAACCGCCGGTACGCAAGGTCAGGTAGAAACAGCTTCAAGTACCCCGCCCATAGCTTTCGTTCGTGGTCAGTAATTGCCTTGCTAGGTAAGTATTCAACTGCCGTGGTGTAGGTGGTCAAAAACCGTTTCTCGTTGTCCATGATCCTAAAGCCCAAAGCTTGCGGAAGTGCTTTGGTCTTGGGTTCATCAAGCTTCAAGACCTTACCGTTGGGCATAGCCAAAACCGTTGTGTCCCAGTTCAAATCGCCATAACGCATACCTACACCAGGAATAGCTTTCATGCACGAAAGTGCGGCACGAATCTTGTTGTCATTGCCGTAGTGCTCTGCCACCCAATCGAGTTTCTTTGCGTCCCTTACCAATTCGAGGTATTCAGGGTCAGTCTTCACAAGCCGTCCAGACTCGATGGCCTTAACGCTTGCCTTCCACAAACCCCTAGCGCGTTTCTTCGATGGCACAACAACAGCACGATGGAACAAGTCACGAACATGACTGAAATCGTCTATGTGCCAACGCATTCCGTCATAGATGACCCACCCATTGAAATCGGACAGATATCGAACGTTGTCTTGCACACGGTCATAGAAGTGCTGCGCTTGACCAACATCATTCTTGTCATAGCTCTTGGGGTCAAAGTCTTTGAACAACAACGGGACTGAGTGAATCCAATGGCCATCATCACCTGATGTATCCCCATCATCAGGCTTTAGGTCATCTTCGGACATACAGAGTTCATCACCAGCGAATAGCGAAAGACCTTGGGACTCATACGAATCCGCTTTGGCCTTGAGCTTTCGGAACTGACCATCGCGGGAGCGTTTCATTTCACGTTCTACGACGTGAGCCGGTCTTTTCCCTTTGGCCATAATGTCTTTGAACCAAACGGCTTCAACCTCTGCCATTGCAGATTCATAACCGCTATGGCCTTCACTTGCCGTACGAACTAAATTCCAGTGAGCACTGGTGATGATGTTGTGGTTTGTGGGTGACTCTTCGATCTTCGTAATCCATTGCGCCACAGTCTTTTTCATGTGCTCACACATGCCGCCCGGTTCATTTGGCAAGGGGCCGATGAACTTCTCTTTGATCCAGTCCGCTAGTTCATCACCAGAGATATCCAGATCAATACCGTAGCGACCATCACCAAAGTCATTGTCTGCCGTGCGATTTAGAGTTAGGTAATCAATCCACTTGTCCGGCAACAACGGAAGCGTATAGGCATTGGGGATTTCCGTTGTGATGTGCTCCCCATCAGGCGGGTTACCCGGTTCATACCAGAAGTATTGAGCTTTGGTGTCAGGGTGCCAAGATGGATAGACCACGGCATACCGGTGGACGCGCTGAACAATGTCAATCGATTCTGACGCTTGGCCTTTGAACCCATAGCCATACGGCACTAGGAAAAACCGGATACCAGAATCGCCATCGTTTCTGGATGACGAAATCCATGTTTCGGGTAATGTGCCGTACTTCTTTTCAAGACGCGAAAGCTCTTGTGCGCCTTTCTTTTTCGAGTGAGCATCAACGTCAATCCCGATGACTTCAAAACGATCACCAGAGATTTCAATCTGATTGCCAACACGAATTGCTATGTTGCCCTTGGAAAATTTGGGGTCAGCTAGCCAACGGGTCAAGTCTTCATCATCAGCGAACTTTCCCGCCCTACCGGTGAAACCAGTTGGTGGGAACTCTTTTCGACGTTCTGGCAGTGGTAGGACTCCCCAACCTTTATCAACGTAATCACGTGCCGTTGATACGAACGGGTTTCCACTGTTGATAGACCTTGGGGAAGTCACGAATTTGCCTGCCCTTCAAAGCAACCCATACAAACCATCCTGATATCACTTGGCCCTGAAATCTGGCATTCACTTCCAGCGGGCATAAGATTTCCACACTCTTCGCAGTCCATCGGAACCACCACAATCATCACAATTGATTGCGCGCCAAGGTTTTCCGATTCTGGCATTCAATTCGACCCTTCATTTCGGCTCTGAAAGCCTCTGTGCGCCAAGACTTCTGCCGGGGTGACCTTGGCCACCCTACGCTCGCAAACGTGCCCTGACCAGCGCGACAGGCGGGCGCAATAGGTGTTGTGGTGCCCCGTCATGCCGACCCCAACATGTTCCGCTGATGCGAAAATCGGGACACCACAACAACATTCATCTTTTGTTTTTCCGAACCTTGCGCCAATGACGCATGTAGGACTTGCGGTAGGCAATGGCTTGTTTTACGTCATCATCACCAATGCCCAAGTCTCGCAATGCTTCTAGGCACTCTTCCCGATACCGTTCGTAGCATTGATCATTCGAGCAAACTTCACCGGCAACCCCTTCGGCAAGACCCATAATGTAAAGTATTGCGTCAAGCCGTTTTTCAAGGCTAGCCATTGGTAAGTCTCACAAGAGCTTTGACCGGATGGTTTCCTAGGAACTCTTCTACCAAAGACTTCCAACATGATTCACACAAGTCCCACTTTTCTTTTGAGCTTTGGTACCCGTCCCATTGGCCAGTGATCGTGTTGAACTTGGACATTTCTTGTTGATCTTGAGTGGTCCACTTGCAACGGTCACACTGCAACGTAGGTACATCAATCCTGGCCACGTTTCACCTTCCGAATCAGAATGTCTTGAACCTCAATGTCATTCGAGCTAAGCCCATGAACGCAATACATGTGCCCCTTGAACTCATCAAGGTCAGTAGTTGGTTCTGGTGCCTTGTCTTTGGGGCACTCGTTGCATCGATAGCTAACCTTCATCGTCCGAACTCCCTTACAAACTCAAGGATTAACTCATCAATTGCTTGGTCACGATCAAAAGAACCCTTCGCGTTGAACGGCTCAATATGGCCTTGTGCTGTGTCATTGAACCACTTAACAAAGTTCCGTAGAACCGTTAGTGAACCAACATGCAAAAGTTCTTCTCTTGCTTGAGGATTCATCAAGTCCTCTAGATCGTGAATCAGCTTGATGCACAACACGTTTCCGCCCAACTCATGGTTAGCACGCTTGAGAGCTTCCATCGCAGCGTTCAAATAACCTTGTGCCACATCAGGTTTCGTCATCGTTGCGCAATCCTTTCGTAAGCACTAACCAATGTGTGAGCTTGATCTAAAGAGATAGGGTTGCCGTCAACGTAAATCTCAGCTTCCCCGCCGTGGTACGCGATGAATTGCAGGAACGACACCAAATCGTCATGGCGATCATGGTTTTCAGGACCACCGATTGCAGCCAAGATGTTGGTTGAGGTCTCGTCTATGGAAACCTCTTTGCCAGAACGTAATCCGATGATTGAACGCTCTTGGTCATCGGTGATGTACTCGATGGCATCAAGGTTGTAATACGTTGTCTTGTAAGACCTTTTGCCAATTACCCACTTTTCACCGGCCATTGCCATTGCCCTTCGCGTTGTAGCTGAACGAATCCGAATAGTCTTGCCAGTCAACAGAAACCAACCGACGTTGAAGCTTGACGTTCTTTACATCAGTCTTGGATAGGAACGGGTCAGCATCAAGTAACAGGTTCGATTTGTATTGCCTTGCACCCCTTCGGGTTTGGAAGATTTGGCGTTCAACCCATGAATCACCTTCGCTATCAACAACATCAAGCACAACAGCCCATTCCCACTTAAAGCGCTGAATCTGCTTAATGCCAAGGCTTGCAACGGTTTTGACCTCTTGCATGGACCGATGAAACGCATAGAAGATCATTATGGGCACTCTCCCGAATGTGTCAAAAAGCAATGCTTGCAAGGTTTTTCGTGATTCCGACGACCCGTTACCAAATAGTTCCCTTCGACCCTTGTTAGCTCCCAATCTTCTTCACCGTGCCAGTCTCCCGGTTGGTCTGGTGTTGACTGGAAAGCTCCCAATTTACTTATGTCATAACAACCTTCGTGAGCAATCTTGTCCTCTACGAAATGGACCATATCGCCTTTGTGTATCGGCCTGCCACACGATGGAATTCTGCATACGCCATCGTATTTGGCCTCAAAGCTTTTAGATACCTTGGTCATCACCGTATTCCTTTGAGCTGCAATAGATTCCGAGACAACATTCTGTCGTGTGCTTACACTTGTCACAGAGACACCCACATATCGATTCCGTCATTTTGGCTCAACGATCTTCAAGCCTTTGATATTCGCTGCCTCACAACGCCTTCGGCAATCTGCGGTACCACGGTTCTTTGCACCTTGTTTGTAGAAAGCCCGATAGCAAGCCGAATCATCCTGTTGTTCAACGTAATCCACCATTGCCTGATTGCGCATATGGCCAGCCACCGGACAGAACGGCACATGGATATCTTGACCGTTGACCTGTTCCAACCTATAACGCTTTGGGTGGTAACACTTTTCATCGCAAGCCCTAGACCAATCAGCCTTGAATTCCTTGAAGACAACCCTTCCAGTTTGGCCAGGGGTCCAATGGCTGTTCATGTACTCAGACCATCGTTTCGTGAAAAGGTCTGCGCCAGTTGGACAATCACCAACCACAACAGTCAGAGTGTGGTCTTTCCAGTTCAGTAAGTGATACAGGATGAACAGCTCATCTGACACAAGATTTCCCATCGTGAAATCCCTTGAGCCAGTGATGATTACGTGCATGATTCAACCTTTCTACTCGTGGGGTTCCTTGAGCTTTTTAAGGTACTTCCGTGCGCAACGAGGGCAAAGGTCCATATGGAACAGGGTCTTGCCATCGAACGTAAGTTGAAGCGTCCCTTGCGGTTCCGGCTCTGCACCTGTTGCGTCATCGCTATCGCGTAGAACACGCTTGCAGTCATCGCACACAACTTGAATGGCCATGCTTATGCCTCTTCTTTCGTATTTAGTTTGAAATTGATTGCGTCCGTGCTGATTCGGAGCTGTCTTGTGCCGTTCCGTTCGATGACCTCAAAGTCACCCTTGACGAACTTTGCCCCAAGTAACGATTGATTTTGAATGAAACCCAAAGCGTCTCTTAACTCTTCGAGCAAGTGTTGCCTGTCCTCTTGCTCACGTTCAAGCTTTGCCTTGTACGTGTCGCGTTCGTACTGTGCTTGAAGTAGGTCACCCAACTTCTTTCGGCTAATCCACATTGCTATCTTCTCCCCAATTGAATTCGTTCGGATTTCCAGTGTCTCCCTTGGTCTTTCGGCCACCAGGGATCGTTAAGCCGTCGTAACTTGCTGGCATAGTTGCGGTTCCGTGTGTTGCTTCGCAGTATGCCCCGATCAGGGCCAAACGACGTAGCGCGGAAGACATTGAGGTTAAACCCATTTGGTTCTTGTAGTCCTCAATGAAGTCCTTAAAACCTTTTTCGCAACCAACACGAATTGCCTCATCTTTCGGCCCTTGGTTAATCGGGTATGACATATTCCAAAGCCTCTTTCAGTTCCTTTGTCTCTCTTGTGGTTAAGTCCATCCCGTTGATCCTTGGGATGAGTAAACCCTTTGGCGTTTCAGCGAGTTCAAAATCGTTGCCTCCCAAGCTGATTCGAGTAACGATTTCTTCATGGTTATTTGTAGACACTAGGCCACAGCTTCTTTCTCATTTCTCGACCCTTGCCCCCACCTTCCATGCATCGGCGAATTGTCATGAGCACGTGCCGATCTGCGTCTCTTGCGTGCTGCATACCACCTTTCGATGTATAGACCTCTAGAAGCTCTAGACGGTCATTGCTCAATCTCTTTGCCATTGCGGGCATTTGCTTGTAATTGATCTTTCGACCCTGCAACCAAAGGTGATGCTCAAGCTTGGCGGTTATTGTGACAGGACTCAAATCCGCTGCAAGAGTTCGCAATTGGAAACCTTCAACCACAATGGCAATATGCTCTTTGTGACTAAACAAGCACTTCCGCAAGGTCAACACACCCATATCTTCGTCGTGGCAATCCACCTGTCCATGAACCCATTCAATCCGACGCTCTAGCAAGGTTTCAATGGGAAGCGAAAAGATATCCACCCCATCGATTTTCGCTGGAAACACCATGCGTGACCAACCGGTTACCCCGCCCGGGTCAAGAGCAATGATCGATAGGTTGTCTTGAGATACCTTGAAAATAGGCATCTTTGGCAAGTCACAGGTCAACTCAATCGGCCTAGGTGCAAACCTTCCCTCTTTCATTCGATTCCCAATCTCTCGTTGCTGCACTGGATTTCGTGGTCCACAGAAGAGGTTCGCAAGATGGCCAGTGTTGCCGCAAACCCTTCGTACCTACCCCGATTCAATAGGTACTGTTTGGATTCCGGGCCATACTCTACAAACGTCTCTTCCATCTTCTTTCGACGCTTGTCCATCTGAATCTGTATCCGTTCGATCAAGGTTTTGCCCTGGCCACCAGGATGCGAATTCTTGAGGGTCTTAGAGTTTCCGATGGATGGCATCGCTTGTCTCCCAATATGTTTCGAGCATTAGCCCACGGTTGGCATCTATCGTTGATCCCTTTTGAAGATTGAACACGTAGGTGACCGGCTCCCCATCTTCAATTTGAACCTTGAGCTTGGCACGCTGAATCCGTGGTGCGGCAACGGGTTTCGTGAAAATCAGATGACCGTTTTCATCCTCTGACAGATTCCCGATTGCCGACAAAACTTGCTTGAACAATGGATTGTCTTGTGTGACAGTCAAAATCAAACCAGGTTCCATTACTTGTTCTTCCAACATCTCTCTTACGTCGGCGGCAAGTTGGTCAACATTGGCCAAAATCTTTGTCTTAGAATTACTTTCGGGAAGATCATCAAAATCGATGATTTCAAAGTCATCGTTGCTCATTAGTCGATTCCCAACCGTTCGTTATCAAACCAGGTTCCATTACTTGTCTCTTCCGGTAAACCAATTGAAGGTTCGGCCAAGCGTAACTTGAATCATGAAGAGTTCCACGAAGATTGCAGCTTTCCAGTTGACGAACGCCAACCAAATCAGCAATCCAATGAACAAGAGTCCCAATAGAACTCGCACATCTTTGGTCATCGTTCCCGCTTCTTTGCGCGCAATCCTCTTGCCTCATCAATGAACTCACGATTTGGCTTGGGTACCTTTCGCGCTGGCAACCTCAAAGGCACTTGCATTGCTGCGTTTCCGGTTCGATGGCAGATGAACATACGTGGGACTCCACGACTGTCCAGCATTGCCCCGATATCATGCGCGCATTCACTGCACTTGTACATTATCCCTGAATTCCCTTCAAGTAGTCATCATCTTCATCATCTGAAACCGGTTGTGCCACAAAGGGTTTGGTCTCGATAGGTGGTTCCTTGGGCGAATACTGCGTTGCTCCCTTCATTTCGGTTGCTCTCTCTTGAGCTTGATTCAAAAGATCAGCGAAACTTGGCCTCTGTGCCTGTTGACCCCTGCCCTCTATACCAGCGTGCCCCGAAAGGCTCTCTGAGACAGACGTTTTCGTGGGCAGTTTGACCCCGGTCTGTGGGTTATGGGTATTCGGCGGCAACTGTCCACCAGTGGCCACTTTTGAAAGCATCGCAGCGGGATCACCCTTGCCGTAAAGCCTTGCCAGAGTTGAGCCTTGAGCTTGGTTGCGCTCTTCACCAGCCACCAAATCAGTAACCTTGATTACTACCGTATCGAAAGATGGGTCACCCGGTACGTTTTCAACGATTTCAAATGGAATCCCAAGACGCTCAAACAAACTCAATAGAGGTTCAGGCGGGGCACTCATGGCTTGCATGATCGTGGCCAGTCGCTTTACTGCCTCTTGTTGTTTGATCAAGTCTTTCGACTCAACCCCTTGTGGCGCTTGAACTTTCGGACGATGCTGTTGCGGTTTCTTTTTCTTTCCCATTACTTTTCACTTTCTACTTGAGGGTTGAGAACTGCCAAATCCTTTGCCTGAATGGAGATTCCACCGAAATCGCTAGAGAACCCACTGACCACAACCACGTCACGATTGACCTTGATGGAACTGATCAACTGTTGGAATTGTGGGTATTTCCAACGACTTACACGAACCCGAACGGTTTCCCCGTACTCATCTTCAACGTCAATTGCAACGTACTTGATCAAGTGTGGGTCATCCAATTGCGCTAGGGCATCTTCGTAACTCAGATCGCCAGAGGTTCGTTTCTGCAACTGTTCCACTGCATCATAGTATTTCTTGTATCTCGCAATTCCCATGTAAGAGACCAACTCTCGTTCCGGTGGGATATCGAGACTGATATGGGTAGGGATCGGAATCCCTTGCAGCTCACCGGTTTTGAAGCTTTGGCGGTATCCGCTCAAGATTCGCTGAACCTCATGAACTTCAAACGGGTCTTCTTTCTGGCAGAAGTCAATGATGGTCTTGATGGTCTTTGGCCCAATTCCCTTGACCTGCTTAAGGTCTGGCCAATCAAGCCCTAGCTCTGCGATAGCTTCTGGCCTAGGGTCTTCCATCAAAACATCATCACGCCAATTCACAATGTTCTCAGAGGTTTTCGGACCAATGCCAGGGATAGCCTCAAAGCCTGCCAAAATCATTGGCCTGATTGCCCTTTCACCACTCCCATCGTTTTCACGATGAAGAGACCAATTCCGTTGGGAGAGTTCAAGATTCGGCGGCATCACATCAATACCGTGACGTTCGGCCTCTTGAATCAGCTTGCCCCGCCGTACGTCGTCGGAACACTTGAGCAACTGTCCGGCGAAAAACTCTGCCGGGTAATGGATTTTAAGCCACATTTGCCAATAGCCAATGTGAGCGTAAGAGACGGAGTGAGCAATGTTGAATGCGTAACCACTCGCACTAACAAGACCGTTCCATACCGATTCGGCGGCATCTTCTGAAAGTCCATGTGCGGCAGCACCTTCCACAAAGCGCTTGAAATTCTCATTGAATGCCGTACCACCTAACTTATCGTGGATGATCTTTCGCATACGGTTAAGTTCGCTTGGCGCAAAGCCACCCAAGTCCCGAAGGATCATCAAAATCTGTTCTTCGTAGACCACAACGCCATAGGTCCACGAAAGATGTTCCCGCATAAGCTCATGCGGATACTCTGGCTCTAGTCCATCAGTCTTGTTGGTGATGTAAGCCTTGTCATCCGCGCCAGGGCGGGACAGTGCGTTTACGTCAGCAAGATGCATGAAAGTTGTTGGCTGGACTTTCTTTAGGATTCTTCGGGTAGTTGCTCCCTCAAACTGGAAGATACCCAAAACATCACCTTCACGGAAAGCCTCAAAGACCGGTTCATCATCCAACGGAATCCGGTATAGCTCTTCAAGAGTAATGCCAGTCATGATGCCTGCCTTGTCAATTCGCACACCTTGGAAATCATGCCCATCGTTTGAAGACTCAAAGCATCGATCTTCAACAGGCCAAGGTACGCAGCATCCTTTTTATCGAAAGCTATTGCGCTGCCTAGCCTTCCACCGATTTCACGCTGATATGTAGCTGATACATCATCAAGTGGAACTGATGAAATTACCATACCGGCAGCATGGACCCCGAACCCACGAATGTTACCCTCAAGCCTTGCGGCATAAGCCAATTCGGGAGTCTCGTTGACCAACTCACGAATATCAGCGAACGAATCAAAGGTATCCTCAAGGGTTTTGAAGAATCTTGGATGACCTTCGGCACGTTCAATCAGCTTGGCCTTAACCGCATCAACCTTCCATGAAGGTATGCGGTAGACACGTGCGATATCGTCTAGCGAGTTTTTGCCACGGTATCGCGTGAAAGTACCAATGTTTGCAACATGACTCGCACCGTACTTGGCAGCGGCATACTCGAAAACTTCGTCTCTCCGGTCATCTTCAAAATCAATATCAATGTCTGGTGGATCAGTTCGTGTTGGGTCAAGGAATCGCTCGAAAAGCATTGGGAATTGCAAAGAATCAATCTCTGTGATGGCCAAGAGATAGCAGACCAACGAACCGGCAGAGCTACCCCGCCCCGGTCCTACTGCGATGCCCTGACCCTTGGCCCAAGTGATGATATCGGCAACCATCAGAAAGTAATCGGCGAAACCCTCTGTGGCGCAAATGACTTCGTACTCATGCTTGATTCGTTTCTTGTAATCGGCCTTGTGCTCTTGCATGTGCTTGTTGAACTTCAACCGATAGTTGTAGCCAAGTGTAATCGCTTCTCTCAGAAGACTTTCCGCGCTACGTTCTGGAATCTTCCCATCTATCATGAACTTTGGAAGTTTGGCCTTGGGAAGTCTTACGTCACAACGGTTTGCGATTGCTTGGGTATTTTCGATTGCCGTCTTTGCTTCTGCGCCAGTCAAACCCGTACCTTTGAGGTCTTTGTAAATCTCAAGGTCAGATTCGGGATAGGTCAACAAAATGTCGTATTCCCATGAGGCATCGGCACTTTCGACAGTGCCCCCGCGATGCGACGCATGAAGAATCCTCTGCATCGCATTTTGGTCAGGGTAGGGATAATGACTATCGCTTGTTGCAGCAAGGGAAACGCCTGTCTCCCTTGAGATTTGGGCCAATAACGGATTGAGAGCGCAAGTACGGTCAAGCCTAGGAAATCGCTGAACTTCCAGAAAGTATCGGTCACCAAATACATCTGCGAACCGTTGTACTCCCCTAATGGCACGTTCCATGTCCCCGTCACGGCATTCCAGTCTCTTTTCACCGAAAGACTTGCCACCCAACAAGATACAAGAGAGTTGGGAATCTGCGCATCCGCTAAGGGCAATGATCCCTTCATTCCATTTCACCAGGTCTTTCCAATGGACAGTTGGGAATTGGTAGAACTGTTTCCAGCTTTGGGTAACAATGCGATTGATGTTCTGTAGGCCAACCTCGTTCATGGCCAAGAGAATCATGTGGTTTTTACGTCGTTCGTCAGGGGGAGCAATGTAAATCTCGATTGCGAAAAGTGGTGTCAATCCATGCTTTTCGGCCTCTTTCTCAAGCTGTACCCATGATGAGACGTTGCCGTGTTCGCTAGTGCAAGCGTGTGAACGTCCAAGTGCCGCAAGTCTTTTCACGTGCTCCGCAACAGGTGCATAACCATCACCATACGAAAACGTCGTATGTGCATGAAGGTCAACATATCTCATCGGCTTTTTGCTATCCATCTAACTTCTTCCCATCTTCACTGCGATAGAACTTTGCATCACCAAAATAGACCGGGGTAAAGAGCGGTACGTAGAAAAGAGTGTCACCACTTGCCGAATGAACGATACGGACAATGGACCCCATGATCCTCCCTTGATCGTTGCAGATGGCTTGTCCTATATAGGGTTTCATTGCTCAAAGAACCTATCTAGTTTCTGGTCATCGGTCAGGGGGATTTCTGGTGGTTTGTTTGGCGCGATAGTTGGTCGAAACGAAACACGTTCAGTGTGATGAACTTTCGGCTCTTTTCGGTATGTGTCCATGAAATGCTGTCTGGGACAGATGTTTTGGTATTCACTCCCATATGCATACGTGGTTTCCCAACCAAGAGCCGAAAGCTCATCTTCTATTTCATCTTTCGTGCCTGTCAGGGTTACGGTTGCACGGCAATATTCGGTTTCGTTGTATTCGTCGTAATACCAACCGTCACAAGTGAATCGGAAGGTCTTTATGCGCTTTTTCATTCGACCCTTGCCTTTGCCTCTTGATGTACTGCGAAAGCCTCAAACTCTTCAACCGTTGCAAAACCGAAGAATTGAGCCAAAATCACCATGTCAAAGGTTGTCAGTGGCAAGCCATTATTACGGCGGGTCATCCAACCTTTATGCGCTGCAACCGAATTCCCTGACATTGGAACTAGACCAGTTTCCCGCCGTGCCTGAAAGCTCTGGTCTGATTGTATGCGTGCTTTTCGAGCACTGCCTGAATCACTGGCACATCGTGCTCATCGGCCCAATCAAGCACGCGAATGATCACATCGGCCAACTCACTTGCCATTCCAATTGGCTTGCCTATCAACGGCTCTGAGTGACCGGGAACCAAGTACGTAGGGGTAACCATGATTTCCTTGCGACCATCAAAGTTGTACTCATAGGCAAGTTGTGGTTCGTTGTCCCGGTATGACTCAAAGGCTTCTGTAACCTCTGAATGCAGAAGTGCCGCAAGCTCTCCCACTGGTCTCTTTGTGGAATCCGGTGAGCGCCAACCTTTTTCGTAATTGTTCAGTGTCACAGCTTCTTTCAGAACGGCAAGGCCATTCATCACGGTTAACTGTCCACTGGTGGACAGTGCCCCTTTATCGTTCATGTATTCAGGGTTGTTCACTTCAAATCCTCCCTAATGTCAAAGCTTTTCAGGTCCGCAATCATCTTGCGTACTTCTCTTGCTTGGGTCATTGGATCATGACCACCTTCAACGATTTGCTCCAAACGGTTACCCTGTTCCTTGATGATTCGTAGCAAGAGATTGACCGTTGACTTGGCCTTGGCAATCTCTTCCGTGTTGCTCTTTGCTTTGGTCAGAGCTTCCGAAATCGCTTGTGGCGTAAGGCTTTCCGCTTCCCCGAAAACCTCAATTGGAATGATGACCTGAATGCCGCTACTCATTTTTCCTTGCCTTCTAGAAAGTCAAAGAAGCACTTAGCATCTTCAACGATCTTGCCGGATTCAACTGATGCGCCACAGTGTGTTGCTTGAATATCTGCCAAATGCATTGCGTGGCTTAGTGCATTGCGCTTGTTAACCGAGATTTCGCCGATCATAGCTTATGTAACCCCGATTCATCTTGTACCCCAACGATTTTCAGGTCATTCTCGATGATCAAGCCAATGTCACCTTCGCCAGACTCGATGACCCGACAATCGAAAAGCATTGCCTCTGTTTCGTTTTTGACTTCTTTCGGGTAGTGCTTGAGGTCTACGGGATAGGTGACCTCTAGAATAATTTTAGCCATTTGATTCCCTCACACATCCTCATAAAGTCTCATAGTGGTAGGTCTTGAAAAGGGCAGTGCCGCAATCGTTTTGGACTACGGCACTGCCCAATTCAATTGGCCGTGCCTGGCCTATTCAGTTGTTAATCGTCGCCCCACGGGTCATCGTCGTCATCATCCGATGCAACAGCTTCCGACGAATCATCATCGCTTGCTGAATCATCAGCAAGCGCAACATCATCATCGGAGTCATCGGAATCAGACGAGACGGATTCAAGCGAATCCTCTTCCCCTGCATCATCTTTCGAGTCCTCAAGGGGAACCACGAACTTATCGATTACTGCAATCGGTTCGTCGGTCTTGGTTGAGGTATCCATCTTGGTAACGAAAGCGATCGGCTTACCAATCGGCTTGAACTTCCCACCAATGGACGTGAATTGACGACCCATCTTTCCATCTTCGTTGTCCTCAACGGCATAACCCTTCTGCCAGAACAACTTTCGCAGAGCAAGCTTCTGCTTTTCCGAACCGTCGGTGAGAGCGTCAAGAAACTGATTGACTGCCCAAGCGGAAGAGGTAATGAGGTTCAGAGAGTGAACGATGCCCGCTCCCTTGAACTTTCCGCTTGTGATCTCAACAACGAGGGCAATTCGATCTTCTCCCTTGTTGTCTCCACTGCCAATCTTGGCCAGTCCCATCTTCTTTAGACGACCACGATAGGGACCAGGGGACGGGGGAGGGCCATCGTAAAACCCTGACGTCATTTCCGAACCGTCGAACTTCGGCTTGATTACTGGCATTGCTAGTTTCCTTACTTGCTGAGTTGCTAAGTTGCTGGATTGCTTTGTCGCGCTTCTTCTATGGCCTTTTGCATCCTTTCCCGTACCTCCTTGAGTGTTTTATTCTTGGTTGAAGCACCAAGCACAGTGGAGCGGTCTTTGCCCTGCATCGCTCCCATATCTTCCCATTGAATGATCCTGTCAGACAACGGCTTTCGAGTTTCAGCATCAACCAAGCGCTTGCCTTGTGCGTTGCGACGTGGCTTGACGTACATGTAGCCAAAGCAGGTCATATCGGCCAAAACCTCTTGTGCCAGACCGTAACCCCTGCCTTGAATGTCAGGGAACAGAAACTCGTTGCCTTCGGGGTCAGATTCTTTCTTGACCAAAGCTGACCAAACCATGACTACCGGAAGGGCATTCAGTTCACGAACTTGACGCATAAGCACAAGTTGATTCTTGAGGTATTCGGGACGGTCTGGAACGTCAGGGTCTCGTGATGGTTTTTTGGCCACCACATCATCAAGAATGTCACGCATGAGAATCTTTTGAAGGAACGTCAGGGAGTCCACAAAGACAACATCAAAAGGAATCGGCTTGCCTTGCTCCACAAGCCTTTTCAGCCAATCGGTTGCTTTGGTCCAATCTTTGTAGTTGCGGATCGTCCACTGTTTTGCCTTGCTGCCCAACATCTTTGCCGAAAGCGTGCCCTCTGGTTCACAATTCAGAACTAGCACACGGTCATCAGAGCAACCCCACACGGTTTTACCCGCGCCTGACTTTGAGAAGATCAGAATATTTGGATAAGGCGAAATCTCTTCCAGCCCAACGATTTCAGCGGGCAACAAGTCCTCTGGCATATCTGTGCTCATTCGTTCAGTCGCCTTTCAAGGGTCTTCATGGACTTACTGTGATCCTTGTATTCCTGGTACGGGTCTTCTTTGCGATAGAGCATTTTCTTAGTCTCTTCAACGTCTCCACCTGATTCGTGAACTTGGCAGAGAGCGAAAAATGAACAGTCCCAAGTGCAATCGCGTGTTGGATTCTTGTGCAACGAAAGCTTGCCATCCCGAAAGGCTTTCATGTGAAGAGCTTCATTGCCAATGTGGTCAATCTGCGAATTGCGTTCAGCGGCAGTCTTTGTCACCGGATACCGAACAAATCGGGGTGTTGGTTGCCGTGCGCTCACAGAGCCATCTTTGTTCAGGTACTCACCAAACCTGTTGCGCTCTCGCTCATCTCGTTTGGCCTTGCGAACAAAGTTGTAAATCAAATCCCTGACAGACTCTTTCGGGCCAATCACGCCAGCCTTACGAAGCTGATGCGTACCAATGGCCAAGTAACCACCGTTTTGCGAATCAATCCAAAGATGGTTGGTTTGAACAACTTTCATGAACTTATGATCGATGTAGCGGATTCGCCCGCCGTGCTCATGATCCCGAACGATCAAGTCAAGGGTAAAGGCATAATCAACGATGGCCTTGTTTTTGTTGCGTGGATGCGGAATCAGTTGATTACCAGGGTGTTCCACCCAAAGGACTTCCCATTGCTCATCTTTGCCATATTCTTCCACGTAATCAACCAAGAGCGAATGACCAAGTGCGCGTGCATCTTCCCACGTCATTTCGGTCTCTTCGTCAAGGTATCCCGTTATGTCACTACGTACGGCATCCATGTAGTCTTTGGTGATTTCATCCCAAGTTTCGGCAGGGTGACGACCACGTTCCGCGCCAGGGATATACCACTCAGCAAGGGCCAGATGACCAAACGTGCCGAAAACCAAAGGGCCAGTAGAGAAGTCAATTGGTACAAGATGTTCGTTCCAGCGCCAATGCCAGCGTTGCGGGCAACGTCGGAAATCCACACGTTCCGAATTGCGAAGCAATGGAACATCATTCACAGAAACCACCTGTTTCTAAAATCGACCCTGAATGGAAAGCGTTGCTGCACAAAGGGGTTGTGGGAAAAATGTTCCAATCTAGTGTGGCTACGTAGTGCAAGCACATCGGATTACGCCAGTGACTTGTGGAATCAAGTTGTCCCACAACCCTTTTGAGCTACCGGATAGGGAGATTTGGGGAGGATGGAAGAAAACCCGTATCGATCCCTACCCGGTAGCGCTTCCCCTATTTAGTTGTTACTGGCCACAAGTGGACAGTTAGTCACCGAAAACGTCGTCGTCGTCAGACTCATCGGAATCATCCGAATCGGACTCATCAAACGACTCGTCTTCGTCGTCTTCGTCTTCGTCCTCATCTTCGAGGTCTCCGGCCGAATCGTACTTGGACAGTTCGCTTTCGGCCTCTTTGAGCATGGCCAAAGCCTTTTCGCGCTTGTCTTGCAGCTTGGCCTTTTCGAGCTTCTTGTCCATGTTCTCACGGAGTGCCTTTGTGGAATCAGCGTTGCTCCACTTGGGCAGACCGAATCGAACCGCACGGATGGTCTCAGGCGAAACATCCTTGCCCGTAACCTCTTTCACGTATTCGGCAAGGTTCTGATTCATCACGCGCTCGCGGGCAGTGGGCTTGTCGCGCCACGGACGCTCCCCGCGCTGGCCACCGCGCTTCTTCGAGCCTTCGTCGGTCTTGGCGTCTGCCACGTCTGCGGTCATTTGCTTTGTCTCCCTTGATCTTTCGACTTATTCGATCTTGGTCTCTCGACCCCTGCCTAGTCCAGTGTAGTCGGATTCTGTTGCTGGTCAACCGATTCCGGCAACTTTTTTCCTCTTTTTGTAGCTAAGTGAGCAAGATGCATCCGGCCTGGCCTGACTTCAAACAGGTTGCTTTCGTCAGCGATTGGACCAGTACCAAGGCGGGGCAGTTCGTCAATCCCGAAATCTGTTGCTAACCTGCGCTTTTCGAGGTCATCGGCAGTAGCTTCCATTTTGGCATGACGGAGAACCCTTGCGGTCAAACGTCTTTGAACCCCAATCAACAAGATTGATGATGTGATCAAACCAACGCTGAAACCTATTGCAAGAGAACCGATTTCAATCACAGAGCATCGGCCAATAGCATCTTGGCAAAGTCTACGCCACGCTCTCCATCAAGAATTTTCTTCAATGAGGTATCCATCTTGTAAGTGTGTCGCAAGATCGATTCGTCAATGCTGTTGGTAGAGGCTAGATTCCAGATAGTTACGTTGTGGTCCAATCGTGAAAGCCGGTGAGCACGATCCTCTACTTGCTCTTGGTCTTCGGGGTTGAAAGTTGAGTCAATGATGACAACATCATCGGCAGCATCAAGGGTCAACGAGACTCCACCAGCTTTTGTGTTGAGCAAAAACACGTCAGGGCTAAATTCACCGGAATCTGTTGTGCCCCTTTGAAAGTCACGTTGCAGGATGATTCGTTGATCTTCGTTGGTCTTTCCTGTCAAAGTGAAAACAGGGATTTTGTGTTGCTCTGTAAGACGTTTGGCGAAGAGGTCAATGTGCTTAGTAAACTGGCTTGCAATAATGACTTTCGACTCTCCCGGTCCCTTGCCATCAATGCCACGATCAGCAAGGAAATCAATAATCCAATCAAACTTGTTGCTAGGGAACGTCGGGAAAAATTCGTCATCCCCACCCATGAACCCGTAAGAGTTCGCAAATTGCTTGAGCCGAATCATTTCTGCGAGAACACCATTGGCCATCAATCGGCCACCTTCAAGTTCAACCATAGCGCTATCAACCATAGCCTTATAGGCTTTCTTCTGTTGACCTTCCATATCCAGCCATACGGCAATCGGGCCACCCTTGAATAGTGGTGTCCCGCCGTAGCGTTTGCGCGGTAGCTCTTTTGCAACCTCTTGTTTGGTGCGACGAATCATGATGTGCTGCAACTCTTTTGCCAGCTTGGTTTCGTCCTTAAGCTCACCAACTGTTGTGGCGTTCGTCATTGGGTCAACGTACGTAGCGAAGTGCTTTTGAACCCATGACCAATAGGCAGTGTATTTGTCAGGGTATAGCCAATTCAGTGTGCCCCAAAGGTTTTCGTGCTTTCCACGAAAAGGCGTGCCAGACACAGCAATTCGTAACCCATTTTCCTTGACCTCAAGTAGACCAAGACCCTGGCGTTGCGCTGACTGTTTCTTGATGTTTCCTGTTGCGCCAGAAAGGGTTTGGTGCGCTTCATCAACGATTACGGCAGCGTAATCAATGGCCAATAATGCTGGCATTGCTTCACGAACTGGCACAATGATTTTGCTTCGGTCATCGTCGTACACAAAGTTTTGATTCTTGTCTAATTTGGCTTTGAGACGTAAGTAGTTGGGAGACACGATAACCCACTGTCGCGGGCCGATTCGGCCTTTTCCCATGTCCCACTGGATGATTCGCTTCATAGCGCGAATCCGCTCTAGCTTGGTCATCTTGCCACCCATGATGACCCATTCATCATATGGCGCAACCTCATTCACCCAAGTCTGTAATTCGTGTGGCCACGTAACGTATGCAGCGGTCTTTGGTGCAACCACCAAAATCGTTCCAGTGCAACCACTTTCAATCACTGCGCTCATTGACTGCAAGGTCTTACCTAGACCAGGTTCGTCAGCAATGAGAACACTTCGATGCTCTACGCAAAACTCAACACCTTCACGCTGAAATGATCTGCCTGCCAACGCTTTTCCGAGATTTGAATCATGTGGGATCATTTCAAGTGGCCAATCACGTTTGGCTATCTCGTTTTTGATCCACTCTTTGAGCTTCGGTTCTACTGAAACCTTCCAGCCCTTGCCTTTAGCCAATTCCCTTGCAGCTAAGGCATTTTCATAGCTGAACGGGTATAGCTTCGTTTTGCCGTTTGGCGCTGTAAGTTCAAGCTCTGTCTTGCTGACCCGCCGTAGCTTTGCGGTCTCAGTTGCCATGCGACATAACCTCTTTCATCCATTTAGTCACGCATTGCTGGCAGCACAGCAACACATCCTCTGTCATCCAAACGACCCTGAACCACCCAAACGAAAGTGCTTCCCCTGCAAGGAATTCCGGCAAAGACATTCCGTTGGCAATAGGGTTCCAATCGGAGTAGTCACCAGCATCGGGACCACCAAATTCTTTGTCACATTGTTCACAAGCGATGAACGTACGAACCTTTATTTTCATCATTTCAAACCTTGCTCTGTAACAACAACGTGATTTTGCTTAATGTCTTGCGCCGCAACCGATGTAGGTGACCAGCTGAAACCTTCGCTGCCACAAGCTTTTTCGTCAACATGTACTCTTCCACGGCTTCACGAATTGCCTTGAGCTTGCGGTGATCTGCCATCAGTCGTTCGTATTGGCCATGAGTCAATGTAACGAAATCTGTTGTCTCAGTGGTCATTTCGGGGTTCCTAGATAGATACCCTTTTTGTCCTGGTATTCGTCTCGATACTCGGACCAATTGCGTCCCCGATTGGCTTCCCAATCGTCCTGCATCTTTTCGACCAAATCCGTTATGTCGTAAAGGATTTCCATCCGGTCATCAAAATTTTCAAGGTTGGAGTTTCGGACCAGGTTGGCGGCATTAATCACGTCAACCATTGCCTTACGGGTCTGCTTTGAGCAACTTAGCCAGTCAGCGGGCATCAGCCATAGCTCACTGTGAAGACATAACCGGATTGCTTTGACTGCCAAGAGCTTTCATCTATGCGGTCAAAGTCTTTCATCCAGTCATGGCCCATGATTCTGGCCCATGCTTTGAATGTCTCAAATTGCCAATCCATTTCGACCCTTTCAAAATCGCTACTTGAAGGTGAGCGATCAAACCTGTTGTCCTGCAAGAGACTTTGTGGCTGTTGAGGTTGCCAACCTAACCCTCCGATAGCTGCCCTTCCCCCAATACGCTTGGGGCATATCGCTTCTACAGCTATTGACGCACTCAGAGAGTCATTAATGCGGGTTATATGGATAACCGTACTGCGCCAGGGGATCGAACCCTGTACCCACGGATTAAAAGTCCGTTGCTCTACCAAATGAGCTAGCGCAGCTCGCATCGCTTGGTAGTGGTGTGCTCCCCGGGATTATGAGTCCCTAGAGCTACCAAGCGAATTGATCCAGTTTTCTCTCCACCACAGAGATAGATACTGGCATCTAAGCTGTCTCGCTAGGACTCGAACCTAAACTAAGTGGACCAAAACCACTTGTGCTGCCAATTACACTACGAGACAAGGGGTTTGGTGGATTTGCGCTCCCACTTGGCTAGAGCGTAGATATCCACCAAACCGGCCCTTACTGGTCCACTGACACTGATTCGTCTTCTGCGATAGCAACTTTGGCCATCGTGTTCAAATCAAGTGCAATGAAACCGATTTCACCGATGAGGCGGGTTTCCTCTGAGTTCAGTGCTCCCCCAAAGGATTTCAGCCACTCATCAACAGATCGCAGAGTTTCGAGTCGGTCCAAGATTTCGGCTTTGCGATTGGCCGAATCAAGTTCAGCGATTTCCTCTGCCGTGATGGCATCGAATTCGTCTGTCTCCGAATCGCTTTCATCTTCTGAGTCATCCGAAACCGGCAAGCGTTCTGGCTTCTTTTCATTCGCCTTGGGCTTTGCCTCTACCTTGGTCTCGGCTTGTTTCTTCTCTCCGTTTCGAGCTTGACGATAGAAAACCTTCCACTTCTCCCGTCGCTCTTCGTCGTCTTCGTTGCCCTCTTCAAGCTCACTGACCCCTGAATCATCATCACCAGGGTTCAAATCGCTTGAATGAAGCACCAGACCAGCATCAGCAGCAAGTTCCCAAGCTTTGAAGTAGTACGCAACCGTTGACTTGGAAACCCCTGCAATTTCAGCGAATTCACGAATGGAAGTCTTTTCAGTGAAACTGTCCACTGGTGGACGGTTTTGACTCTCATTCGTTGGCCTGCCACCTACCGACGGTAGGCAGTTCCGTGCTACCAGAAGACCCAAACGCCAACCACCTTGCTTGAAATGCCGTCCAAATTCGTTGGCATCTTCAATCCAGTTTGTTGATTCTTTCGTTTCGGGTTCTTCTACCAACTCAACGGCTGGTTTTCGTTGTGCCATTTGTATCTCCCATCTGAGACCGTAGCCTCTTGTTGCTACTGCAAGGATACCCACGGCGGGGTATCCCGACAACCTCAATCTTGTTGTTAAACAACGAAACAACGACTCTTAGCTAGTTTCCAATAGAACCCTTTGCGCAGTGATTAAGCACATGAGGTCTAGGAAATCGGCTTTGTGTTTGAGCTGTTCTGTTGTGCTTGCCAAGAGTTGATCCCACTCTTTTGTAGGAACTGAAACTTGGCTTATAACAACACCTTTGGAGTCTGATTGAGCAATGGAGATACAGTGATCACACTGCGAAATTTCAACTGTTTCAAGCACGTTCTCGACCCTTCCCAGTGCCATCTAGGGGCACCCTAGCATAGCCCTGGCTGGCCACCAGAGCCACGACACGCGATGACAGGGGTTGACACCCCTAGGACGCAGAAAAGCCCGACCCTCGAATCATGCTGTGAGGCAAAATGATTCAAGAGCCGGGCTTTTCACGGTTATCTCTTCTGTTTCCTTTCATCATGTGTTTGTTTGGCCAAGTCACTATGAAACTTGACCAAACGCTCATCGTTGGCACGATTTTGTAGTTTGCGAAACCTATTGGCCCGCAACCTTTTCCGAATCATTTGCATCATGCATCTACCCACAATCCAAACAGAGAGCCAATGATGGTTAGGACTGCCACCACGATCCAGAACACAGGCACTTGATGTGTCGTGATAGCTAGACCGAGAATTGCAGTCCCGCAAGCGATTCCAAGTCCGTAACCCATTTACTTTGCAGCCTTCCGAAGCACTGCAATGTGATCCATTGCGAAACGAACGTGTGCCCTTGCACCTTGTACTGAGTAGTACGAACGTCCAAGGTTCATGGCCATATCAAACGTAGTCTGATCTTTTTGAATTCCGTTGACTAGCAACGAAACTTCGGAATCGTCCCACGTCATGCCATGACGATAAGCGTTTTGAAGGGTCTTCTGTTGAAGTTTCGACGTGCTTGAAACACGTTCCGCTTGAATCGATTTGGTTCGCTTAGCTGCCATCGGTGATCAAAATCCTTTCATCTGCAAGTGCCATGACAATTTGGGATTCAGCCCAAGACTTAACATCATGGCGCACAGTGGAATTCGTATCCTCTGGCAAGCCACGAACCACTCTCCACCTATCAGGGTCAACCTGTAAGGTGAGATCAATTCTGACCTTCATTTGTTCCATCCTTTCTGAAAACCTATGTCTTTCAATAGGTCTCGTGCCAGTCGAGAGCTTGAATCTCGATGCCCCGCCTTCACGGAGTCTGGCCTTTCGATCATGCCCTGGTGGTCTTACCAAATTGCTTGGCTACCAATGTGATTCGAGGGATATATTCAGGGCAGTACATTTGTGCTGACAGTATGGTGATCTTCCCTGCCTCTTCTGGTGAATATCCCTCCCCGTACATCAGGAATCGACCAAGGTGATTGAATGTCTCTTGATTTATTCCGTCAGATGAAAACTGTTGGCATACAACAGTTTTGCCATAGTCAATGGCATACGATGCCCAAAACTCATCAGGGTCAGCGCTTGCTTTTGGACTGAAAGCCACTGTTGCGGCAATCATTCCACCAAAGAGCAAGAGCAACAACAAGTTACGAACTTTTCTCGCACTCATCCTATCTCCTTCATGATGGCAAGAATTATCTTGCGCTGCATCACTTCTGGTAAGTGTGGCTCAACTGTTGCAACTTGGGTCATCTTGCCTTTGATGATTCGGCCTATGTACCAAGTGCTTTCAGTTGTGCCACGAACAGCCTTCCCAACAACTTCGCCTGACCTATCGTGAATTGCCTCAACTAGCAAGGCATTTCGGATTTGTACGCTCATCGCTTAACCATCCCTGTCCGTGTGTTCAAGGTGATCAACCGTTGCACATACAATCGTTCCTGATTGGTTTGAGTCTGAACTCTTGCAGTCATCAGAATGCTTTCAGCCCTTGATAGCTCCGAAAGGTCTTCTGTGGCAAAGAAGTTCAGCATGTGCTCAACCCCATCACGAACAGCATCGGCAAAACGAGTGTTGTTGAGTTGTTGTGTGGTTGGTGCCATTTCCATCCTCTTCTACTCAAAACCGTTGGTATTCAACGGTTCCAGTGCCCACCGGAAGAATCGAACTTCCGTAGTGCAAGATCCCCATATTGCACTAGTCCCAACGTGGGCTGTTGTGGTGTCAGTGTCCGTTCATTGCTGACTTGACTTCTCCCCGTATCTGATTCAGATACGATTCGCTAGGCCAAATCCGGCCATTGACACCATGAATGGGGCAATCAGACTCCCAATTGCCAAAACCCTTGCAGGGGCATTCATTTCGGATCATTTCAACCTACCTTCGGAACGTAACCCCACGGACCCATTGCCCCTGGTGTCTTCCCTTGCGGGTCGTAGTAACCGGGATACGTTTGGAATGGGGAGATTTCAGCACACGGTGACCAAGGGAGGTTACTGGTGTAACCACATGGGGAACTTGGTTCAGCGTATGCGTTGTGAATCCCCAAGATAGACAAGGCCATTGCCATCAGAACGACAAGAAATGTCTTCATGAGGACCACCACCGGCAGATTTCGTGTCCACCACAATCGTTGTAATCGTGGTATCCGATCACATGCGTACCGTGAATGTGGAACGACGAAAACCCTTGCTCTTCGGCCATTTTGGAGATTTCCTCCCTGGCCTTGTAGGTGTCGGGTTCGATGAGTGTTGGTGTATTCATTTTTCCATCCTTTCAAATCCGTTGGTAATCAACAGATCACGTGACCAGAGACGGAATCGAACCGTCTTACAACCACTCTGGTCTCCCATGCTCATTGCATGTTTACATGAGCCTTGGCCTTGCGAATATGTTCCGCAAGTTCTCGACTCTTGTCGGTAGGAATTCCAGTGTCCCCCAACAACATTCGCACAAAAGCCTCAACCCCTTCAAATGCCACAACGCGACGACGACCGTCACTCATCGAGTTACCCCGATTCTTGTTGTAGCACCGTGAATTTCGGCTCTCAAGGTCTCTGGCTTGATCCAAAAGCTCATCAATCAGATAAGCCTTTGAGAACGTCTCACACTTGAGTTTCAACCATTGCCGTTCGGCCTCAAGCTCAATTTGCTTCTCCCACAGTGCATCCCAATCTTTCACCTGTTCAGGCTTCCAGTAGTCAATCTCTTGGAAGGTGAATGCTGGTGTAGGGGTTGAGATTTCGGGTTCTTTGATCCATTCAGTCAATGTCCGAACACGGCTGTATTGAACCGGGCCAACGGACATTTTGCCCACAACCTCCCGAAGATTAAAGACCTCAACCTCTTTGGGTTCACCAGTGGAAAGGTCAACAAACTTCATTTTTCCATCCTTTCTGTAAACCGTTGGGGATCAACGATTTTCGTGCCGCTGCAAGACTCGAACTTGCATGTATGCCGTTGCGGCAGTTGTGGTTCAGCTGTAACGAATCTTGGACAATGCCCTTGCTAGATAGAGCTTGGCCAACTGAAACCGGCTTTGTTTCTCTAGCTCACAAGCCATTTCAAAATAAACATCTGAAAGGCTATGAACTGTAGCGGGTTTGGGGAAACAATCACAGACGTTGCTGTTATCCCCATGCTCACTGCAAGACCTCATTTGTGCTCTGTCCCTTCATCTTTCAGTGAATCAGCACGGTGCCTGGTGGCAACCAACCGGGTTCATTCGGAAGCACGTTGCCATCATTGACCGGATAGGTTTCTAGCCTCTGTGTCGATTCCTGACGGTAGTAACCCGCCGTGCATGAGTAGCGAGAGCACCAACCACTTACCCAACCGGCTGGTGTCCATTCACGGCGGGTTCTGTCCCAACTTCCATCAGGACGTTTCGGACCATCGCAGATCGTTCTGTAACCGCTCATGAGAAAACCCCAACCTATCCGTTCACAACCCATGTTGTAATCGGCCTTGGCTGTTGCCATTTTGCCAATTGCAAAGAGGCTGAACACAATTGACATGGTGATGACAAAGGCAATGAAGCACTCTTTCACCTTGGTCTTGGTCATTCCATCCTCATTTCTGTTGTAGGGCAATGGTTTTGCCCTTCGTGGGTAGTCGGGGATCGAACCCGACAAATCACACCAGTGACTACCCTACCTCTGAAACTACTTGTCGCTCTTGGTTTTTGAAGCTTCGTACCACTTCCGGTTTGACTCTGCTTTCTTCTTCCAGCTACGAAGAATTCTCTTCGTTTCGCCGGTCAAAGGCTCTCCCAAACCGGGAGCGTGAAACGTACCAGGACGCATAGCTTTCTCTCTTTCTTGTCTCGAAATTACTTGGCAGAGACCAACTCTGGACGGTTCAGGACTTCTGACAGAGCCAAGACTGTACGACGGTCAATGTCTCCAAAGTCACCCTTAACCATCTTTTCCATGTTGCGCTCCAAGCGATTTCCCTTGATTTGCGCGTAATGGGTCGCGTACGTGTTGACCGCTTGAACCACACCTAGGGCAGTGCCTTGCATGTTGTTCATCATCGGGTCTTTCCAGTACGTGTGATTCATTACCTCCCTTTTGTTTTCAGCAATTGTGATGCCACGCTTGCTGGTCTTCGGGTCAGTTGGGTCAGGCAAGGGCAAGATGATATCCAGAACCTTTACCCAATTCCGGCGGGTAACGGGAATGCTTGCCAGCTCTTGCATTTCAGCAACAAACCCTTCGGCTTGCTGATGAACGATTCCAAGAGCTTCACGAACGTCTTTGATCCTGTTCTGTTCCAAAGACTTTGATGTGTGCTTTGCCTTGTAAATGGTCCCTGCCCTTTCAGACTGACGTAGTGCCATCTCTCTCGTGTTGTCACAAACAACCAAGAGAGAGCCAGAACTGAAAGTTGTTGGGAGAGAACCATCTAGCGAAGTTGATGCAGTGATGTACGGCACGAACTTCAATCCGGTCAGATCATCAGTTTCAGGGGTAGGCATAGCCACTTGCACGTAAGCCTGTAAAGCGTTGCGTAGCAAGCCAGCTCCAAGGATCGTAAGGGAATCACCCAAGATGTTTGACTGTAGCTGCAAGAGCCACTTTTTGTAGTCATGAATCTTGTAACCCGATCCATGAGTTGCCATGTGCGCCTTGGTATCTGACCGGATAATGCCCTGTTCACCTTCATAGGTGAATCGGCCATCGTTTTCCTGCCAGACACCGGTAGGCATGACTTTATACGGTTGACCTTGAGGGCCAAAGAAATTCGCGTCACGCTTGGCACACGGAACCAAATTCGCCTTTGGGACGGATTTCGGTTCCCACGAGAAAAGACGATCAACCACAACCTGATAAGGAATCGGGTCTTGAAAGTGGTTGTCTGCCAAACCCATTGACTTCTGTAGTTCACGGTCATAATGCCACGCCATAGGACGTTCCTTGCAGTTGCCTACCAGGATGAACTCTTGCAGCCATGCACGGGTTTCTCGACTCATTTTTCCATCCTCATTTCTGTTGCCAGAGAACGTGTTTCGTTCTCACTAGGTGGGGGATCACCTATGGTGACCGTATCGAGAATCGAACTCGACTGTCTCACAATAGCTTTCGTATATACCCATGTCTAGAGTCAATTGTTCTGTGAGACAAACCATTACGGTCTACCGACAGACATAAGGTGTCTATCGGCATTTGATCAGGCCAGATTCACGCGCTTATCGTTTGCGTAGTAAAAAGCACGTGACCTTTCGCCCTCTTGATGTGGATGAGGACGAATGTAGATAAGCACACGAGAATCGTTCTCTATCAAGGGTTCTCGTGTAACTTCCCATAGTTGCTCTTCGTCCCAAAACACTTGGCCTATGGTCAACATTCTGACGTAGGTACTTTGTTTGGTATCCATCATCTTTCCATCCTTTCAGTGTTGCAACGGTTTTCGTTGCTACGTGTCCCGCCGTGGAGTTGAACCACGGTTATACCCTTCGGGACTGCCACGAATCAGCTTGAGCCGTGGACTTTTTCGCAATCATGAGACCAGACCATCATCTGATAACAACCGAAATTGGTTGGTATCAAAGGACTTAAGGCAGGGCCAAACTCAACGGCATCTTCTCCGACAACAAAAACGTTGCCTTCCGTTTCGTAAAGCTGAACCTCAATCGTGTCTTGACCGTCATTGTCAACGTAAGTCTTTGCGACATAACGGAATAGGACCATAACCACATGCAATGGTTTCACAGATCATCCCCAATCTTGGGGATTTCCCGTTGACTTGACCAAACGTGATAGTCAGTCTGGCGTTCTTCAAAGACCTTTCGTGCTTCTTCTTCGTCCGTAAAGGCTTCTGCCCCAACGAAACCCTGACTGTCTGTTGTGATGATCCAGTTTCGACCCTCACCCAAAATATCGATGAGTTGACGAACCTCTGACCACCAAACACCAGGGTTGAAGGATTGCACTGTGTCAGCAATGAATTCAGCCACAAGATTGTAAGCCTCTTCAATCCCTATGCCGTAAAACGAGATTGCGTAAGAGCCATACTCGTTAACGTCTCCGTATTCATCGCTGTATCCGTCGGTTTGGTCCAAAACCATTGCGACAGAAGACGAATACTTGTTTGACGGTGCGAAGAAACCGGGAACCGTCAAAACGATTGGTGCGCTCATGTTTCCATCCTCTTTCTATTGTGGTCCCATTGGGGATCAATGGGGTACGTGCTCACCCAAGGAATCGAACCTTGGCGAAAACCGTTGTGAGCTACCGCTTTTCATCCGGTAGCGGGAACCGGTGGGTCGAACTCTTCGGAAATCATTGGTTCGTAGTCAGACCACGGATTAGGCTTGCCGCTACCAATGTTGTCCACCATATCCTCAAGACAGACCAGCGTGTAACGTGCTTTCTTTACTGCCCTGTCTCTGAGAGCCATTGTGGCACCAGGTCTTTGAGCTTCCAGCAAGCAACGGTCAATTGCCGCAACCGCTTTGCGTACTTGTCTGACTTGATTCATGTCTAGCTGAATGTTCCTCATGCACTTACCTTTTCGAGTTTTCGGTAGTCCAACCAAATTGGATCGTTGGGGTTGTCGTCAGGCTTGACCCTGATAAAGCAACCATCAACGTCCATCGTTGAACCATAACGCTTGTGTCCGAAGTGATCCCAAAAGACACGAATACCTTTCGGCCACAATGGCTTTAGACGTTCGGTCTCTTGCTTGATCCGTTCAGCATAGTTACTCATCGTTGGTCAACTTCCAAGAGCCACAACGGTTTCCGTTCGCATCAATGATCGAACGAGTGTTGTTAGAGGCTCCCTTTAGTGGCAACTCGCGGGCCACTTCGTGAAGAAGTTTCGCAACCTCTTGTTCAGTGAAACCAACGAAAGCGTCTCCGGTAGTGCGGATTTCAAGTGTGAACATTGTTCCATCCTCTTTCTGTTGTGACGCAACGAAATTCGTCACGTACCGTGCGCCTGATGGAATCGAACCATCACGAAAACCGTTGGCGCTCTTTGGGTTACTCCGATTCTCGGAGTGTTCCCATTGGGGGAGACCACGTGTGTTCATTCACCTTGAATTTCACATGTGGTCCATCGATGCACACTGCCAGCTTATGCAAGCCATATTGAGCCTTTGCCAGTTCCAGTTCCCGCAAGAGTGCGGTTGCTTCACTGGTGGAAAGGTCCACAATTTTGTCCATCGCTCTTCCATCCTTTTCTGTTGTGGCCCAACCGAATTCGGTCCAGCCTCGTGGGTGCCCCGGAATCGAACCGGAGCGAAAACCGTTCACCCTAACCATGATTCACTCACCACGAATTATTGCATCATGATTGACCTTTGACCAAGGGTTTGTGCCGTTACGAATGTCGTCTCTCAGACCAGGAATGACGTTAGGCACATGTGACACAACGATTTTCGTCTCGACACGGTAACCTTCGGGGCAAATCTTTTGCATGTGATGAACCGCATTGCGAACATGTAAAGCGTTGTCCCGCTGACGTTTTGCCACGTTGGTAAATCCCTCACGTTCTGCCCGGTCTGCTTCGCAATCGAAAGCCACTTCAGTATCAACGGATTCAATACGGAATGAATACTCAGCCATGATTCCATCCTTTTTATTTGTAACCTATTGGGGATCAACAGGTTTCGTGCCCGGTCAGGAATCGAACCTGACCGAAAACCATTCGGGCTTAACGCTTTAGGTACAAGCGTTCAATCCAATACTCATCGCGGTAGTTCTCGTGTCTCCCAACAACTTTGTTGCTGTTGGTTGGGCTAGCAGTCTTCTTTGCTGCCTCTACCGTTGCCTCTAGGTGACGTATGCCCTCAATGAACATGGACGAACCATGCTCCCGCGATGGCTTGATCGGCATCGAGTGGTTGAACCCCTCAAACCGGTCATACGAAACACTCCCGAAGCATTCCCGACCATCAACCATTCGTGAATACACGAAGTAGTCAAATGTCGGGTCTTTCGATTCGTAGATCGCAAACCCGTTGGCTTCCAACAGGTTTGAATACTCACGAAGTGCATCGTTACGAATCATGATTCCATCCTTTTAATTTGTAAGCTGTTGGGGATCAACAACTTTCGTGCCCTGTCGAGACTCGCACTCGAATTGTCGCTAAGTTCAGGGCTTTTCGGTTTACTTGCCTATGCGCTTCTGGCAAGCCTTGCGGGCTTTGCATCGATAGCCACCCAAAAGGTGATCAGGCTCAAACCCGTTGAACCCGAACCGATGACAGTAACGGCATTCAATTAGCTTGAGTACCTTAGCCATTGGCGTGTTGCATTTCGTAGCCTTCAAGGTCTCCGATTTCGTCATCGTAGTTTGAAGGGTTGCCCCGCCAGCCGCTACGTAACCGTTGACCAAAGCCGTTGTAGCAAGCTCCACAATCGCACTCAACGTCTCTGCCGCCGATAGTGTCAATTGTCTTGCCACACTTGCACTTCCATTCACGACCGTAAAGGGTTCGACCCTCACAATCGTTGAAGTGTTCAACCTCAACCTTGCCGCAACCCATGCCGCAAAAGAACACAGAGGTAACGTCAGCCATGATTCCATCCTTTGTATTTCATTGTTAGCCAACCGAATTGGTTGACTTCGTGGGACGGTAGGAATCGAACCTACCCGAAAACCGTTGTCCCTGTTGGTGATTAGCGCGGATTATCCGTCACGAAACCACCTTCGTCCATGAGTTTCACGAGACGTTCAACGCTTTCTGTGTATTCAAAATCACCGGAAGTGATCCACACCCAAGCATCACGAACGTCTGTGCCCCAAGGCAATTGAGCGAAACTGTCCTTGCTTTGAATCAAGCAACGAAGCTCACCCTTGCAGATTTGGCCATCTTCCCGAACCCAGGTGATTTTCGCTTTTGTCGCAATGGAATTCAGCAAATCACCGATACGCATTGCTTCACCGGGAGAAAGTACCTTGCTCATCTTTCCATCCTATTTTGTTTTGTACCAACCTTTTTGGTCAGTACGACGTGCCGCTATGGGAATCGAACCCATACGTAAACCGTTGCGGCTGTTGGTGATTAGTTCAGAAATACAAGGTCAAACTTGTGAGAGTAGACGTTGCGGCTGCAATAGTCACACATGAACTCTCGCTTGTCTGAACCGTCGCAATCTTCGGGGCAAGCAATGACCGGATAGCCTTCCGGCAGTTCATCTTTGCTTGCTTCTACACCAGCTTCCCACTTGGCACGGTATTCGTCACCGTGGTAGTCAAGGCCAGAAGTGTCACCGTTGGCAATTGCCATCGCGCAATCGTCGCAGCAGTGCAGCTTTCCCGTGATCGTAGCCATGATTCCATCCTTTGTATTGTTTTGGGTCGGTCTGAATTGACCAGTGGCACACTCTCTTTCGAGAGTGGCCAAGTTCGATTCAGCTCTGATTGGCCATGATTCGGAAGTAATCTAGAATCGGGCCAACCTTGGTGATCTTCTCTTTTTGCATGTACTCAATAAATGTTCCCTTGAGCCTGCCGGTAGAGAAGTAGAAAATCTCAATCTCGTTGTCTCCCTTGCGATAAACATCAAAGTGGGGAGTGAAAACCCTTTGGAATCCTGCTTTTTCGGCAGCTTCCGCAATGGCCTTCCGATTTGAGGTAATCTCCATGATTCCATCCTTTGTTTTATTGTTAAGCCCTTGGGAGTCAAGGACTTTCGTGCCTGCCGGGGAATCGAACCCCGGTAGAACCGTTCAGGCTTCCAGAAGCGAAAGTTGGTGGAGCGCTTCACCTTTCGTATAGAAAGGGTCGAAGTAGCACGGCGGGGTAAATTCTCCGGAAGGTGAGACCCACCAAAGATTTTCAATGCCGTAACCTGCTGCATCAGTACGAATTTGGTTTACCGTGTACTCATCCCCATTTTCAAGGGTGACACGGTAAAGACCGGCCTGAATGCGCTTGCTCTTCATCATTCGTTCATCCTCCTAGTGAAAGTGTGGGGATCAGGTTGTGACACAACCACTTTCAAATTGCACCATTGAGGCACCCAAGCTTTCAATTGGATACCTTAAAGGTGCAACCGAAGTTGCACCGAGGATGGATGGAAAACGTTGTGCCACAGAGGGTTTGGAGCGGATAGCGCCATTCCATCGCGCTTGAGCTTTTGGGGGATTCTATCTCTTAGGGCATTAAACCTTAACTGCCACAACGTATTTCAGCCTTCGTCCGTCTTCCATACCATCCCAAGGTTCAGTCAGTCACACCATGTCTGGCTTTAGCGGGCATCCGGTTGGATGACTCCGGTACGTCTCCCGACGATCCGTTATCGCTAGTTGAATTCCCTTGTTACTCTTTGGATTTCGTTCTGGCCTATATAAGCAAGCTCAATTCGTTTAGTTCATCAGTGACGAATCGCCGGAGAACCGTTGTGGTTCAACACTTTTGCGACAGAACTTGCGGGTTTTCTCTCCCTTGATTCAGGCTTTGGTCTCACGGTGCCGGGTTTCAAACCGGAACCTCGTTCAGCGCTGGTGTGCTGCGAGTGCCCTACCGGTAGCGACATCCCCTGTCTCCCGACGGTGGGCTTTCCGGCTAACCCCCCTGGCGAACCGGGGTGGTCTTCGACCATCCTAGCATCCTGTCAAGCCAAAATGGCCTCTAGCAAACCCATGATTAGATCAGCTAGGTTAATCAGCAAACGGCCGGCATTGTCTATTTGTGCTGGTCAGGGTTCATTTTTGCTTTTTCTAGCAACGTGACACAAATCACAGATTTAGTTTCAGTTACCTATGATTCGGGCCACTTTTGGGGCACTTGGACACACGAAAGCCCTTGTCCCACAAGACAATTAAAATCGCTTGCTAGACAAGGGCTTTCGTTGAAGGTCCAGCTAACCAATCTGGTCATCGGGAATGCTTGCAGCATCTGCCTTTTGACGTTCTTTCCATGCCTTAACCCGTTGGGACATATCAGGTTTGGCGAAACTGGCAACCTGTGGACGGTTTTGGTCAGTTGTCATTGCCTCAACCGGAACCGCTTGCGGGAGAACAGTTTCCGTTGGAAGGTTCCGTTTTTGCCATCTTTGAGCAACTAGAACTTGTGCCCTGACTCGATCCATACCGGTTTGTTTGACCAAAGCTGTTACAGCTATAGCCATCAACTGGTTTCCGTCAATATCAAGCTTTGTATCCTCCCAAGATTCATCGGTCAGAAGCTCTAGGAAAGCCCGATACTTGCACTCATTGATGACCAGTGCCGCAATCGTACCTTCAAGTACCCCAACGTAAAGCGCTGTTTCAGGGTCCATGTTCAGACCAACATCAACAACGTTCGTCGGCACTCCAACCTCTTCGTCACTCATCGTTCACCCCTACCATAGTTAATGAATTGCTTTGGTGGCTCTGCGATTTCGAGTAGTTCGATGACTACCCCGCCTGGCTTTTGCTTCGCTATGGACTTGGTTGGTTTGAGCCCAAACAACGAAAGTTGTTCTGTCAGTTGTTCTTTAGATTCCCGGGACCGCATAGCCAATTCCTTTCGCTGCGTACTTCGCTGAACGGATGCAGTGGAAAATCGGAGTAAAACCAGGAATGATTTCCCAATCGCCATAGTGGCCATGAGCACCAGAAGATGCGAAACGGGCAAGGGCATCAAGGGAATTGACTGCCTTAGTGCTGATATCGATGAACTGTGGAATGTGGGTGACAACCCAAAACGGGTTAGTTGGTTGTGCCCCTGCAAGGATCATCAGATCAGACTTAGTGACAACTCCCACAACATCTTTCACTGCCTTAAAAGGATCGTGAAACTGTAGGTCAGTCAGACCGTCGTAGAACTCAAACAGGTAGCTCTTCGGGTTTGCATTGGCGTACATGTCATCATAGAACGCATACGAACGGTAGAAAGTCCCTTGTGGCGTAGGGATATTCAGGTTTGAGATACCACCCCAAGGCAACGTGTTTCCGTTCGGGAACGTAACCCCTTGTGGCCTACCAGGATTCCCAAAGGTGTAGTGCGCCAAAAGAAAATAGCTAGACAAACGACCACCGGGCAAAAATTCTGCCTTGAGACGTTCGGCAACCTCTGCACCTTGGGAGTAACCACCAATGATGATCGGCCTATCGGTTGGAAGTTTCAGGATCACATCAACCGAGTGCTCTACAGCATCAAGCACAGATTCCTTGTAGCTCAAGTGATTCCACGCTGAAAAGATCGATGAACCCGCTGCCGGGATAGGTCCAAAGCTGGCCATGTAATCCGGCGGGCAAAGCATGATTGGCTCAAAGATGTTGAGCGGCAATCGATCTGGGAATCGGTCATCAACCAACCACTTGCCCAAACCGACAAAGTTTGTAGCACTTGGGTTTTCAGCCTTCAATGAATCAACTTCCCACGTACCGGGTAGCCACAAGAAAAAGATTCGGTCACTCATGTTCGTTATGCCCTTTCGATTTTAGGAACATCAGCCAGCTTGGAGGATCGGGTATTTCCCAACCATTTTCGCGTGCAATCATCATCAAAGATCGATCCCACTTAGAGTGATGATTGAAAAAGAAGTCTTCAAACAACGAGGATTCTTCACGTGCTTTACGTGCTTCGTCTCGTGCTCTTCTGGCCTCTTGTCTTGACGATTCGGAATCCGTTCGGGAAGCATCCAATTCGCTTCTCATCAAACGAACGTCGTCTTTGAAGCTCTCTAAACGCTTTAAGTACATCTGTTCTGTAGAGTCCGCTAGTTGTTTGACGATTGAAGCTTGTTGCGCTTCATCTAGATTCGTCTTGGCCTCAACAGCTTTCGTGTCTCTTTTGCGGTTACGTATTGAAAGGGCAAGGCCAGCAAGGGAAACCACCGCTGCGACGATGATCCCAACACCTTCTAGCCAACTGTTCATTCCGACTTGACCTCATTCTTTAATTCAGCATCAAGCCGATCAATCTCGTTTGCGAAATCCCAACCGTTCCAAAGACTTCCAATTAAGATCGATGCCCCAATGCTGCCTGAAACCGTAGAAAGCCAGATAGACCCATAATTAACGAAGATCGCAACCACATACGTTCCTAGGCTTGCCCCGATACCAGGGATAGACCACTTAGCCATCAGGTAAGAGTCCCGAAGATCAGCCCTTGGCATGAAAAACCTTGTGCCCCTAAAGATTCCAACAAGGCACGTTGCAGAGCATAGGGAAAGAACATAGGCCATTGACGTTTGCGTAAATTCACTGAGTCTAGAGATAGTCGAATTAGGCAGTGGCCCAAGCATAATCATGGACAATGAGGTCAAAAACAACCCTACCGTAACGCACATATACATGCGTCCGTGGTCCAGTCGATTCGGCTTTTGGAAAGCCTTGTCAGGCAAGAACTTTCGCAAAATTCGACGTATCACAAAATGCCCCCTGTCACGCGGTCAATGATCCCGCCGATTGTTCCGAGTAGCCCACCACGACCTTGCCCCGATCCCCCACCGCCAATAGTGAAAGGTGCTGGCCTATCACATTGTTCAGGATTCCAAACATGAGAATTATTGCGACACTTAATCATTGGGCTTGGCTCTTGAGTAGTTGTCGGCTGTGCAGATGCAGAGGCAACGGTGAGGCTCAAGAAAATTATGACCATCACCGTTGCCCTTGCTATCCGCGTAAACACCTATCCCTCAACATCTTTCACATCAGCACCAACACGCATTGCTGGTTGCATAGTGGACGTTGGAGTGTAGAAGTTGCTGAAAATGCCTGACAGGATGGCGATTCCAGCGGTTGCTATCGGGGTCAACTCTTGATGATTGACGAGAACTGTTGCTACAGCTGAACTTCCCTGCAAGAGCGCAAAGAGTCCATAGATGGCCTTGCGTATCCGATCTTTCGCATTGCCAACTGACAAGAGGTTATCAGCAATAGCAAAAACAAACGGAAGCCAAAGCGTCACTTGAGAATCCGTGACAACATTCGCAGTAACCAAAGCTGTAACGATGATCGGCACGATTTGGTGGAACATAGCCCGCCAGTCATCAAGCGTTTTGAGGGGCATGATTCCGTTGGTAGGTACCACCAAGTTAGGCATTGTCTTCTGTCCCTTCATCTTTCGCTTGAATAAATCGTAAAAGTTCTTGGGCAATTTTCACAAACCTTTCTTCCTTACCACGTGGACCCTGGCCATTCGCCAAGCGTTCGATGCGCGAAATGTGTTCAGAGACACCAGAAAGCGCGCCAAGGATAACGAGTACGTCCCAAATGTTGCCATCAGAATTCAGCAACATTCCAACCGTATCGTCTACTCCCTCAAGCGAATCCGCGAAAATACCTCTGGCGGGCCACTTGTTACCCATGCTCTTGTAACCAAGAATTTTGTCACGGATGGCAAATTCTTCATCCTTGGTCAGGTACATAAATAATCCCTCTGCTTTCTGAATTCCGAAGAGCGCCAACAACTCTGACAGGTCATAGGGTGACCAGTTAGCATCAACAGACCTACCTATCCAAGGGCTTTGATCTGTGGCTGTTGAAGTGTATTGGTGCGCAATGGCATCCGTTCGCACCGTGGCATCTTTGATTGATGAGATATCGCCGGGAGTCCTACCGTATTGCGGCACAACAAGATTGATGCCGTTGCGAGTAGGCCAGAGATTCGGATCGGCATTAGAATTCAAGTATCCGATGACTCGATCATTACTGCCGTACCATCCACGCATACGAGTAACTTCGTCATTGATTTCAATACTGTTGTCGCCCTTAACACTTCCCTTGTCACCCTCAACGTCAACCATCGAGACGGTACGAGGATGATTGAAAAGCCCTGCCGTTTCAAGGATTTCACGATGAAGATCGCAATTCGCCTGCCCTGGTCTAAAGAAGTAATACGGGATCACAATCTCTAGCTGGCCTGAATCAAGCAAAGTCTTTGCAGCCCTTGCGTTTTGGAGGGCCAAGGTATCGGTCACATCACCAGAGTTAGTGCGGAAACTAAACACCTTATGCGGATAGCTTTCGTCAATCGGCTTGACCTGATACTGACTTACGTCATTCCAGAATGTCCCGCCCTGGCCAGGAACCACCGGTTTCCTTGGGCTACTTGGGGTTTCAGTTCCAGTATCCGTGCCATAGATACCAAGGTATCCATTACGCAACTTTTCTGCGAAAGCTTCGTTTCTGGGATCACCTTCGGGCCAAGCCATTTGGTAATGCATTTCATCGGCTTTGCTCACCCCAAGCTCACCCCAACGACGACCCCAAAAGATCGACCCTTGGAAAAGCTCAAGTCCTTCACGAACTTTGGCGATTTTGTCATCGGTCATCCGATAGAGACCCCAAGGATATTTTGGAGCGTTTACATCAACTGCCGTGCCGCTCAAGTGATTTGAGCCGTTGTTTCGTCCTGGCTGACCTAGAACGTCGTTGTTGAGGGACCATCCCCAAACGGACGAAACGATCTCTTCAACGTTGCGGTCATACCAAAAGAGCCATGCCCCAAGGATTATCAGGGGAGCGCCATTGCGCAACGGTGCCGTCTCTGTCAGGAACAGATCGGCAATATCAACAATTCCGCACTCATCACGATTGCAGCAACGCCAACCGTTTTCAGTGTGCGTATTGCCGTTTACAACGCGAAAGCTCATGTCTCACTCACTAACTGCATCGGGGTCCACCCTTGCACTTGAATCAGAGTGGCCCAACCTCCCCCAAGTTCGGGATGGGTGTAAGCCCAACGGTTTTCAGATTGCTTGACGGCAACGGCACCAAAGAGGTTCGACCCCTCAATGTTGTTCTGTAATACCTCTGGTAGTGGTTCCATCGATCAATTCCTTTACTGTGCCTTGGGTTTGAACTCTGCGTTGTATTCAGCCTGATTTAGGACACGAATACGGTTAATCCCACTTGATGCAACGACAACCCATGCCCCACCATCAATATTCAATGGCGGGCCATAGGGAATACCGTTGACTCCCGGTTGAATTGAGACCTTCCAAGCCTGTGGACTGTCACCCTCTTGAGTCCCAATAACTTCGGCTCTAATCAGCATTTTTTGAGCAAGGCCAGCATCAAGTGCATAGATCAAATCCGCTGCGCCCGTGATGGTTCCATCAAAAAGCATGGTGTCATACGTGGGGTATGCGATGGGTTCCGCTGGTGTTAAAGACATTTGGTTCTCCTATGGCATTGGCGTGACAATTAGTGATCGATCTGCGAACGTTGCCGTTGCGGCAGTTGTCTTGTACTGCAACGAAAATGTAGTAGTGCCAGGGGTCAAGTTCTTCAAGTGCAAAGATCGCCCAATGGTTCCAATCGCTATACCGGCCGAGATTGCCATCTGTCGCATCAATGCAGCATTAGAGTCATTGGCAGCCAACGTATTTGAGCCTGACATTACAAGGCTGACATAGCTAGTTTGGCCAGCGGCACTGTGGTTAAGAAATGCCGAAAAGTCAACTCGCACTTCACCACTCGATGGAACATTCAGGGTAACAGATGGACCAACCGTAGAAAGGTTTGCGTATGACGTGCTTGAGGTTGTCTGTGACGTTGCGATGACATTGCTTGTGATCCTTGCCGGGGTACCGGTATCAAGGAACGCAAATTGCGAAATCGACCCTGGTAGAGCTGAATCTGACGACCCCCAACCACCGTTACGATAAAGGTTGCCCTTCAACGAATTATGTGCCGTGTCGTTGTATGAGGCAAAGCCAGCGCCATTGATTGCAACCGTAAAGGTATATGCGTCATCGGAAGTCAGAGAGAACGCATTGAAGGGGATTGCCTCTAGGAGAGTCCCACTCATGCCGGGGAACACAGTTGCAGTTCCCGAATTAACCCGTCCCACTTCATAATTCGTAGTTCCACCTGCATACCACACACGAAGGTAGACGTAGTTCTGGAAACCGGAATCAGCACGGATGATTAGGATATGGCCACCGGATGCTCCGTTTGGTGGATTCCTAACCCATGATGCCGCTGCGGTCATCGAATCCGTAAGTGCGACACCAGTATTCAATTTGTACGTCGGGAGAATCAATGTTCCCATTGACGTAAACTTTGACGGCATAGCCTTTCTGGCCCGAATGTGGACTATGCCATCCCCACCCTTTTTACCAGCGAAGCCAAAGAAGCCAGCATTGCCACCAGCGCCACCCTGGCCAACAGAGAAGTTAATCGTTGCGCTAGTTGGGATTACGCTGAAATAGTCCCAACTTCCAGCCTTACCGCCTTGACGATCACCAGCGGGAGAAGCGTTGCCAGCATTACCACCGGCTCCCGGTTGCTGACCTGACGTTGCACCCTGATAAATGATGTCAAGGTACATAAGGTCAGCAAGAGCTTGCCCGGTCCAAAGTCCGTAATCCCCACCGGAACCCGCTGCCGCATAATGATCTACGCCATTGACGGTAACCCTTGATGGAGAACCTTGGACACCTTCACCCTGTGTAACAACGTCACCGGTTCCGTCGCCACCACCACCACCACCGGCCAAAACCACATCAAGCCAATCGGTTCCCAGAACAAACCATGATGGCAACGTATAGGGATAAGAACCCAAAACCTGTGTCGTGAAAGTGCTTGTCTCAGTTGGTCGGAACGTATGAGAGTCAGAGAATCCGTTAGCTCCCTCAAGCATGTTTTGCAACGTGCTGATGGCAATGCCCTGCTTATTGATCGTGTCGGCAATCTTAATCAGCGCTTCGTTGACCTTTTCTTGAGACGCTGATCCAAAGTTGTTGCCGCCGAACACATTAGCCAATTTTGTTGGGAGATAGTTAAATACAGATTCCCAATCAAGTGGAGACTGACCGGTTACCCCTGTCGTTCCCTTCAATCCGTTAAGTGCTGCATCTATTGCACTTTGAAGATCACTAGACATATCCCTAGTGATGTCAGGCAACCGAAGCTTGTCTACTGACCCGCTGGTAATCTTGCTAGCGTCCAGCCCTGGAATGACCGAACTAAGAAGTGTCCCAACAACATTCAAAGCATTCAATGGGGATAGATCATTGAGAAGCTTCGTGAACCACGTGAAAATCTGTGACGGGTTCGCTCCCGGTATCCCTAGCAGGTCGTCAAAGAAGCTGAACGGCAACAGGTTTGCGAGAGAATCAAGTAGGCCATCAACTAGACCCATCCCCATACTTCCGGAGATGCGAACGCTAATGTCCCTGATCCAAACCTGACCGGTATTGATACCGGTACCGTTGTATGCGGCAACCTTGAAGTTGTCTACGTTGGCAGGAACAGTAATCGTCGCATTGGCCAACTGAACGAAAGCTGTTCCGGGACTTGACGATCCGTGACCAGAAGCAATGTTGACCGTGTTGCGTGAAACCTCTGTGTTTCCCAAGTACCAAATCAGTTGAAAGCCAAAGTCATTGGCGGCACTAGGGATACCGGACCAACGAAGCTTTGATGAAACAACAAACTTCTGACCAGGGTTACATGGTGAACTTCTTTGCGTGACAACGCTTTTCGCAACACCAGTGCCCAAGGTGGTAAAGGAATCCGTTGGTTCGTCATAGACCCAAGTGTTAGTTGAGTCAATGCCAACAGTCCAAATCGTGGTGTTGTTACTGACCGGTGGCAAGACGTTATCGCTAAGCGTGGCAATCTGTCCGGCACTGATCATCGAGAACGGATTTAGAAAAGCCGTGCCCGCGTTGACGATTGCGGTAAGTGCTCGAATGAAGGGAATGCCAAGATCAGCCAACATAGCAATGACCGGCTTGAGACCCGAAAAGTCAATGCCTGTAAGCAAATCCACGAGAGCATCCCAGAACTCTCCCAGCACTGGGAAGTTAGTACCGAAGACCTCTAGCAGATCGTGAATCGAATTGAAGAAATCGGAAAACGTTGTGCCCAAAGCCTCTATGGCATCTTTGAGGTCTTGCAAGCTATCGATCAACTCTGGTGACAAACCAAAGTCTTCGGCCCAAGCCAAGATTGCATCAAAGATGACATCAGTGAATTGTTCAAGCGGGACAACGTAATTCGAGAACATGTTCCACGCTGCATCAAAGAGGTTGAGCGGGAACGGTGTTGCGGGATTGATGCCCAAAAGAGCACCAATACCTTGGATTACGTACTTAAGGTCTCCAATGTCAATACCGGTTGGTTCACCACCACCGAAGAGCACAAACAGATCGGCGGCAAAGCCCATAATCTGTTCAATGGCATTCTGATTCGCGCTATCAACACCCTTTTGGAGCTTCTGAGTGTAGGCAGACAACGTATCGACCGATTGATTAAGCCACGCAATGTTCTTGACGAAATCCTTGTTGGCGAAACTCTTTGTGCGAGAATCGATTCCGCGCAATGCCCTTGACTCAACAGAGCCACCTTGGCCACCACCACCAATACTCAGAAAACTAGTCATGGTGTACCACCGGGAGGAATGTACTCAATCGGGTCATAGTTAAAGGCACCTTCGGCCATAAGCTTAAGCTCCACAACACCTTTGGTTTCATCCCAGATGTGCATCATTACCTTGTGCTCTTGATCAACGTCACCAACCCAAGGCATTGGTCCCTGAACCCGAATCGAATCGCCAACGTCGAAAGAACCAAATGGAGCATTGGGGTGGTACGGGTCAATGACGATTGACTCGAAATAGTGCGGTACTTGTCGGCGGGTGAGTTTTCTTCTGGCCCAAGCCTTTGCACGTTCGTTTGAGTCAATGTTCAGGTCTTCTTCGTCCATAACCCGCCGGTAGCGGTCAGGGTCGGCATTTTCAAAACTGGCATAGTATTCCTTGCCAGGAAAATACCCCTTATAGGTGAAGCCAGAAGTCCACTCAATTTCGCTCTCTTGCTTTGGCGTGCAAGCGTTTACGTTCTCACCCAACCGAAACGTCAAATCGTCTTGGTAGACACCAACTTTCGGGTATCCAAGGTGAATCTTCTTTGTAATGCCGGTTCGACCCTCGTTCCATGAACACTCTTCGAGGTAGTCAAAAGGTATGTCCCTAGCCAACTTTGCGATGTAATCGCCGCAATCGTTGCGGTCAACTGATCTGATGAAGATGGCAAAGAAATCCTGAATCAGTTGCTCATTGTTGAACGAAAAGCCCGGAAGCATCTGTGTACCACTGGAAGTGGGGTAAACCGTAACCCCAAGGTTACCGTTCTCTTGCGCCTGAATGTGAGTCCATATGCGCGTGACGATTTCAAACGGGTCAACAGCAATCGGGTTCCAATTCTGTAGCCACGGAATGCCTTTGGGATAGTTGCTGAATCCCTCTGCCTTGAGCTGCAAGATACCCGTTTGCGGGTCAATGTCAGATGGTTGCATAAGTCCACTGGCCCAAACGATTTCGTTGCCATCAAGGCCATCTCTGACCGCATGAATCCAGTGACCCCAAGGCTTGAACTGAATGGGTCCAGAGCCATCCGGCAACTGAATGCTTGGCTCTTTTGGATGAACCGCAAACTCAATCTGACATGGACCAGAAAGTTGCCTAACCACTTGTGCGCCTTGAACAATGGCGTCTCTGGTCAAGATGTTGCCATGCACATCTTCGACCACAAATCGAAACTTTCCGTCGTAACTCATATGTTCTGCCAAGCGTCACGCCAGAACATATAAACAGCCGAAATGTCTTGGGGGACTGGCGAATTGTCCCTCATGTGCCACTCCGATACTGATCCTGGTGTTGATTGGCCCAAAGCCCTTGTGGTGGAACGCATTCCGGTCCCAGTGTAGAGGTTCGTGCTAGGTAGCACCAGGTCAGACACGCCTTCAAAGGTCACGGCTTGATGGTCGTTGATCTTGAGTGTGGACGTGAGTTCTCCTGCGCCAGTACCGAATTCGGCATCGTAAACCCAATCGTTTTGTGGCACCCCGTAACCGAAAATCGGGGCAAAGGCTGCGCTGATCATTTGGGCAATAATGTCCATTGTGTCTCTGAGAGAATAGATTTCACTCAAGATGGTATCAACGCCATCTTTGTGATGGCCAAACCAACAACGGGTATAGGTGATATCCCAATACAGGTACTCGGTCCCGGTTGCGTTGCTACGTCCAATGATTCGATTAGAGCACTCTTCTGAACCAAGCAACGAACCTTCGGCGGGAGTAGCCAAAGTCATCCCAACCTTTTGGTAAGGCGTGATGGTAGGAGACTTGTAAATGCTTGTGGCCAAACGGTTTCCGTTGCCAGAATCAACCCAACGAATGACACCGTTGAAGATTTCCCAATGGCCATCTGTCCCAACGTAATTGGTGGCAGTCCAATCAGTTAAGTTCAGACCATCTGACGTGTTGGTCTCGTCTGAAAAGTCAACCTCTTCAACTTGAGTGTTGGTGTCCGTTGCATTCCAAGAGACTTGAATAGGCGTGTTAGGTGGGAAGTTCAATTTCTCTAGGTACGGTTGAGTTACCTTGGCGTTCAACGAAAGTCCATCGTTAAGCCGGATGGCCCGCCTTGCCCAGGGGTACGAACTGATTTCGACTACTTCGCCTGCCTCAAGCTCATGATCCAAATTGATTGTGATGGAACCTAATTGGATAATCGGGTTTTTCATCGGTCCAACAAGGATGAAGCGCAACCAACTATCTCCATCCCCCATCTTCATTGCATAGGGACGATAGACCGTTGCAACTTCACCAGCACGAACCTGTAGGAACCATTCAAAATCGTTGTAGTACAACGTATCTGAACGTCGAAACTCTCCGACGACTTTGCGCATACCTTCATGGTCAGGCTTACTGACTGCAAGCTTGCCAGGACGACCAAAAGCCTGAACGACCCGACCATCTGATTTACGGCAAATTAGAAGAGGTTTCAGCTCTCCCCACTTGTCCCTAATCTCATCGGCTCTCCACTCCCGCGTGAATTGCCCTATCTGCCTATCGTTTTCAAAATTCAGCTCTCTAGTGTCTCCGACCAACGAAGCAATATTGCCCATCAACTTGTTGGTAAAGGCATTGAGTTCGATCTGAATTGGCAAGGGCTTCAACGAGTCTGACCCGAAACGAATCTCACTCGACAACTGAGATTGGTAATCCTGAACATTGACGTCATAACCCATTGGGTCAAAATTTTCGACCGTGAACAGAGTTCCAAAGCCAAAAACGAAGTCTCCCAACTGATACTGACCAGGTTCAAGGTTTTTATTAACCATATCCCAAGGCTCCCTGTCCCGAAGATTTCACTGCAAACATTGCGTCCGTCATTGTGTCCCTTGGGTCTTGGCCTGGTCCCTGATAGATGTAGAACGAGTTTTGAGCACCAACACGAGTTCCGTAACTACCACCCAACTCTCGACCAAGAGTGTTGAAAGTGTGCTTCATTTGCGGGTTTTCGGAAGTGTATGCCTGTAGCTGTCCGGTCACTTCATCAAGCAAGAATTTCATATCGCTTGCACCAGGGAATCCAAGCCACGAAGTTAGTGCCCTACCAACATATTTCGTGACCAAGCGGTAACCCTCTTGGGCTAGATCGATACCAGCATTAACCGCGCTCAAGGCTTGCGAAACGATTCCAGAGATACCAGAGATTGCACCCAAAGCCATTGCAACACCAGATGACCCGCCCGAAGGGTCTCCCGATCCAGCCGCACCAACTAGCGATGAAGCGAAACCTGCTACGTCACTTACGGTTTGGGCAATCTTTGATCCAAGCTCAATGAAGCTCTGAACGTTGTCAACGATGTTGTAAATGTCCTCTGTGTTGCCAATGCCACGAACCAACGTATCGCCGATATTCTTAGCGCTCTCAATGGATTTCAGCGTTGAGTCAAAGACTCCGAAAACATCTGATGCGATGGACGAAACACCATTGGCCACGGTTTGTGCTGTGTCCAAAGGACTTTCGCCCTCTTTGAGTCCGTAGTTGCTCATCAGGCCACCACGGATCGTGTCAAGCGCAGAAACCGTTTGCTTGGAAGTTGGTGTGTTTAGGTTGTTTTGGTCCGCAATCATCGAATCAAGGTGTTGCAGAAGCGGAACCACTTGGTCTTGAGTGAATCCACCACCAACACCACGTGAAGCCAATACCGCTTGCGCAAATTGAGAATCGTTCTGCGCCAATTGATTTAGAGCATCTGGAAGACCAAGGCCGAAACCTTGGGTAAAGGCTCCCGTAGGCTCAACAGGTATGGTGCCCTGTTGCCCCGTAGGCGAAATGGTAACGGGGACAGGAGTGTTGGTGCCTGCCGTGCGAGTTTGTCCGTCAGCGGCGAAGCCAGGGGGCAGTGCGACGGGGGCAGAGAAACGGGAGTGAAGGTGGTCCTGGTGACCAGGGTAATTCTGCGAAAAGTCTGCATTGAACGGATATCCGAACTTTTCACCACTGACCGGGTTTTGCCAGATTACTTGCTCTGCCATTCCCGAACCCTGCAAGAATTTGGCGAAAGCATCAAGGCGTGCAGCACCCTCTTTGCTGTTAACAGCCAAACCCTTTGGGCGCCAATCAATTCCACGATTTAGACCTTGTGGGTTTGGAGCAACAGGACCAGAGGCAATCTTGCCATTGGCACCGTTTGTTTGATGGCCCAAGTACGTACTTGCTTCAATACCAAAAGCATTCGCAACGTCATAGACCCACGAAGGGAAACCTTGCCCGCCGTAGGGGACCACAACGTCCGTGTTCTTTCCAACAGCTACGTCTGGAATGCCATACGAACCGGGGTTTTGAACAGCTTGCGCGGCAGCACTAACGGCAGCGTCTTGCGTTGCGGTAACAACACTTTCGGCATAACCGTCAATGTATTTCTGTGCTCCCTTTTTAGCTGCATCAAGATGACCCTTTGCAGCATTTTCAGGATGCCAAGGTCCACCGATTGAAACTTGAGTTCCCAATTGTGAACCGGCAGTGAAGTTTTCGGGAGTAAGACCACGTTGACTGGCCAGGTTGAAGTAGTTGTCAATGTTCTTTTGGGCATCGTGCATATCGCCACCACCGGCAGATTGCCAAGTAGGCTTGTCAAACTGAAAGATGCCCTCCCAACCGGCAGGGTTGGAAGCTGTTGGGTCCAAATGACTTTCACCAAACGCTTGGATCACAAAGTCATCGGCTTGCTTGCGCGAATACCCAAGGGACATAGCCTTTTTGGTGATGTAATCAGCGATTTGTTGCTGATTAGCGTTTGGCGGCAACGCCCCTGGTGCTGCGCCTTTCTGTCCACCAGTGGACGGTTTGCCTTGTGTCCCTTGGGGATTCCACGCGGGAAGTCGCCCGCCCTGCTTTTTTGCGTCAGGATCGTTTACGTATGATTTCGGGAAGAGCCTGCCACCACTAAGATCGTTGGCCAAAGTCAAAGAGCTGAAAGCAATGTCACCAATTTGCGAAACGAAGTCGAGAATGTGCTTGCCGAAATCGCTGAATTCCTGCATGTCCTTTACGAATTGGGCAAACTGATCATCGAACGGCATGACCGACGACTGAACCATTCCAGCTGTTGCGCTCTTGGCTACACCAGCTTGCGACGAAATGCCTTGTGCCCAAGCCTTTGTGAACGTTTTACCTCGTTCAAGAGTCCATCCCTTACCGGCAAGGGGTCCATACTTGGCGGGTGAGTTTCCAAGATAATCGCCTGCCATTGTTGCCAATTGGAGCAAGGCACGCTTGATTTCTTCGTCACTCTGCAAAATGCCATGAGCAAAAGCCGTGCCCATGTTTTCGCCTTGCGCGTTAGCTTGGTCAACCAAACCTTGCAATTGCTCTGCGATGGCAGGGTTTTCACTCAAAGCCTTGTTGAGTGCATCCTTGTTGTTCGCAAGATCGATTAGTTGTTTCTTCTGATCTTCCGAAAGAGTGTAGGAACCATCCCCACCTAACAAGCCACCCAAATCATCGGGAACCAAAGCGTCACTTGGTGTTTGGCTCTTCGGATTAAATGGCCCTGGTGGCAACGGGTATGGCTTACCGGTTTTCGGGTCAAGCCCTGGACCCTGAAATAACGGTGGCCCTTGTGGCGCAGCATCATTCGCTGGCCCTGGCTTTCCACCGGGAACAACTTCGGGGTTCTGAACATCCAAAACCGTTGGGATATGCAAAGAATTACCAGGACCACCGGTAACCTCGTTGACAATATCGTTTGCCTTGGTTGTGACATTCAGCTCTGAATCAAGCTTGGCAGGGTCTTTGTTCCAAATCTTTTCGTACGCTTCACGTTTCGCAGTGATATCCACGTTCGACGGGATATCCACGATGGCAGTACCGGTAATGGGATCGTACTGTTTCCAGATACCACCCAAGTCCTCAACTTGCTTTTTGAGGTCTTCGGCATTGGCTTGGTCAATGTTCAGACCAAACTCAATCTTGTTGTCTCCGTTCTTCTTTGCAGCTTCAACCTGCAAAAACAGAGATTCCATCTGTTGCTGAACGGGACCATAGTTCTTTGCGCCATAGACAACTTCAAAGTCATGCGGGTCACTAAGGTACTTTTTAATCAGCTCTTCGGCTTGATCGCCAAAAATGCCAAAGTCGTTGAGTACCAACAAAAGACCGTCATGCGTACGTTGCCAAGTCTCTTGCGGGTTTGCTTCACCAGATGCCGCCAAGGTGAACAGAGCCTTTTGGGCTTTTTCGATGGTCTCAAAGAGGCTCTGACCGTTCTTAGTGCTGGTGTTGATTTCACCATTCTGATTGATCAGTGCCCCGCCGGTGGCATCAAGCACGTCAACCAAATTCGCTTGTGCATCAGTGATTTCACCAAGCGTCTTGTTGTAGTCCTCTAGAGCACTGCCAGCCGGGATAACGCCAAGAGTCCGCAAAGCCTCAATAAGACTGTTGGCCTTGTCGTCTGCGGAAACTGTTTTGTCACTTAGCTTTTGGACTGCATCGGCGAATTGCTTTGCGCCACGCCCACTTTCATCGAAAGACTTCCGAAGATTCTTGACCGTATCAATTAGGTCTTGCGGAGCTTTCTTGTCTGCCAACGTCTTTAGAAACTCTTCAAAATCTTCGTTCGATCCTTCGATACCCTTACGGGTAGCGTCAACCGTAACCCCAAGTGCCTCAAGGGCTTCCGTGAAGGTCTGAACCTTTGGCGCTGCGCTACCAGCATCGTCGCCCATATCAGCGGTTTCATCGGCAGCTTTCTTAGTGGCATCAGACCAATTGTTGATTGCTGCCCAACCGTCATCAAGCTTCTGAAAGAACTTGGGCAAGTTCTTATCTCGGTTTTCACGTAGACCCGTACCAAGGTTGTGCATGTTGTCGGCAAACTCACGAATGTTCTTCGCAACGCCATCCCCACCAAAGGTGTCAGCAATTGCGGCCGCAGCTTGAGCACCCCAACCAACAACGTCCCCAAAGACTTCCGTGATTTTGACGACGGCATCACTGATAAAGCTTGCTACATCAAGGATTACACGACCAACGATCAATGCAGCCTTGCCGATTCCTGCCCAAAAATCGATGAGTCCCTTTTGATGAGACTTCAAGAAGTTCGACAGGCCATCGATACCTTGCTGAATCTTGGCTATTGCCAAGGCAATTGCGTTGCCCTGATCACCGGAACCCACTTGACCGAACAGTGGCGCAAGGAAATTCGCGCCAAGGCGGGCAATGGCTGTTTTCATGTTTGCCGCTGCGCCACTGATGGATTCGCCCATCTTCTTCGCAGCACCAGAGAAGTTGTTGTTGATGGCACTTAGGAAATGTGCCGAATCAACTTCACCCTTCGTAACCATGTCAGAGAGCTTGGCCTCTGTTACGCCATACTCTTTGGCCAAGGCTTGAATGATCGGAATACCAAGGTTGCCAAGTGCCGAAAGATCGCCAATATAAACACGATTCGTTGCAACGATACCGTTGAAGATGCCGCCCATTTGGTCAAGCGAAACGTTCGCAATCGCAGCACTATCCGCAACGTTTGAAATGTATTGCGTCAGTTGCTTTCCCGGTTTGATACCAGCGGCAACCGCTTGTGCCGCAATGGTTGCGGCTGAATCCAACGAGTAAGCCGTTTTGTCAACAGCTTCGTTGGCAGACTTCATGATCGTCTGAACTTCTTTACCACTGTGCCCCAAGGCTTTTAGCTTGAAGTTAGCGGAATCGATTCGTTCAAGACGTGAAAAGCCTTGTGTGAGTGTATAACCCACACCAGCTACCGCAGCGGCAGCAACACCAGCGGCAGCAAGAGCACCACCCTTAAGGGCAACACCCATTGCAGAACCGGCAATTTGACCGATCTTTGAGCTTGATTTTTGAACACCTAGAATCCCTTGGCGCTCAAAGGTTTTCGAGAACTCACTGGCAGACTTAGAACCGGCTTGGGCCAAAGCCATCGGTAGTTCTTTTTCAGCTTGTGCAGCAATCTTTTTGATATCGGCCAACGATTTTTGCGAAGCAATCTGCAACATGTTGGCGTTGAAATTTTGCTTGAAGGTCGAGTTAGACCGTTGACGAACATTCGCTAGGTTTTGCTCGAAAGTCTTTGCAGCCTTTGTTGCTTCGTTGACTTGCTTCTGAATATCGTTGTATTGCTTGAGGGCACCAGAGTTCATGCCGATCTTTTCGGCCCAAGTGGCGAAAGAGCTTACGCTACCTTGGGATTGCTTTTTGATCGACTCAAACTCTTTAGTTACCTTGGCAGCTCCCGCCGATTCGTACTCGATCCGAACCTTGCCGGTTGCAGTACCGATATCAATCATTGACATTGTGCGCTACCCACCAAATAGATTCTGGTCAAAGGACTTCCCTTGTGCTGCAACAGGTTTCGCACCTTTTGGTTTCGCCGCATTGAAGTTGTGAGGTTGACGGTATGCAGAAGCAACACTTAGACCCATGAGTTTGTTGTATGCCGCTGTCCGTGCTGAATGAACGAAAGCGTCTGCGCCCCTTTTGTTTTTCATTTGGTTGCGCACGGTTGCCTCCACTTCGTTCATTCGGCCCTCTACGAAACTAGCCCACCAATACAAACCTCTATCAAGGTAAAACGCTGCCAAAGGCCAAGTGACACCATACAATTCACTCGGGCGAATGCCCAACGCTTTCGCTTGATGCCATACGCGCCAGGCTAACTGCCTGTTCGTTGCGAAAGGGTGTGATCAACGCCAATGGTTTGTTTAGTTCTCCAAAGATCGCCATCTTGTCAGCGAAATCGACTGCGCTAGCGTAGGTTTCGTTTGGCCCAAGTTCACGCAAAGGCTTTTTGAAAACCACTAGATGATCTTCGGGGGAAAGTTCCGCGCCAGTAACGACGTGCTTCTTTCCCTCTGTGTCCGTTAGGATTTCAACGCCATCATCAACGATCTTCGGTTGCTCTACTGCCGTAGCCATCAAACCATTGAGCAATCGGAAGAAACGGCAACGCTTTTCAGGATCACGAAGCACTGACCAAATCGATGCTTCGGCCTCTTCTTCTGGCTTTTCAACGATGTTGCCACCAGCGTCCAATTCACTTGGAAACAAACGCTTTGTGAAGAAATCGATCTCTTCGATTAGATCGGCCTCAAGCAATGCCATCGTATCCAAGTGACGCGCCAGAATCTTTTGCCCACTAGGGCAATCAATCACGAACTTGGTAACACCACGTGGTTGCCAACTAGGTTGCAGCGCAAACATATCCGCAACGGCTGCCTTGATTTGATCGTTGCTTGCAATTGGGTCACGCAAAGCGCTTTCATGCATCGTCTCAGATGCACTGGCCAGCAACGGATTTGAAGCTTTGAATTGGGTTGCTTCTGCAATCTCATCTTCAACGATGGACCGAGCAACCTTGGGATTCCCCGCCGAACTCTCCTGTGTCCCAACAGGATTCAGCTTTTCAAGTACGGCGGGGTCAACACCAGGATAGGACATTTACGTTCCTCTTTCGGAATCTAGGTTTAACGAAAGCCTTTGGCTTTCAACAACTTACGGAGTGGTTTCCAGCGTGTGGAAGGGAACCGGAGTGGAGAAGTAACTCACGTCGGTACCAATCTTCGACGCAACACGGACCAGGTAATCCGTGTCCTCTGTCAGAGTGGAAAGGGTTGCGGTTGCGCCAGTTGGCGCGGGAGTCAAAGCAACCCAAGTGGTTCCATCATCAGCGGAAGACTCAACAACGTATCCGGTGACTCCGGTAACCGGCTCCCAGATGACCGTAGCTCCGGTATCCGAAACATTGCCCACCATAACGTTTTTCGGCGGCATGACCGGCAGAGGATCAGGCGTGACCGAAAGGAACGTACGGGTTTCATGTTGCGCGATATCGTAAAGCAACTTGGTTCCGGGAATCGGAAGACCAATGCCGTCAGCAGAAGTCACGAAGAACTGACCATCTGCGAACTGACCGGAAATGTCACCGTTGCACTTTGCACGGTAAACCACGGCGGTAACGTCACCACCAGAATCAGACATGATCTGACCCTTGACCTGGAAGTAAGGCCGGGCATCATCAGAGCACTTACGAAGCGTGATAACACGATTCGGGGCAGTACCAGTTTCGATGATTTGACCACCAGTGAAGATCGCCCAAATTTGAAGCGCAATGCCGCCTGCCTCAAGGGTCCAATTCACTTGCGCGCCATTGCCATGCGTGGCAACTAGTTCATCATCACCACGAAGATCAGTAAAGTCTTCGGAGTCAGCAAAGCTGAACGTTTGCGAGTTGGGAAGATCAAAACCGGATTCCGCAAGAATCGTCCCCTGTTGATCAAGGTAGGGGTAAATCTTGCAGTCCCGCATACCAAACGGAAGTGCAACGGGCACAGGAGAACTCATTGTTTCTTCACCTTTCGTCGAACCGGACGCTTTGGGTCACGGAACTTCTTTGTATGATCTAACTCGCCTGTTTCGACGTTAAAGTAGTGCAGGACAACAACTCCCGCGCTTCGATCTGCGCACCACTTATCCTTGCAACGAATCTCCAAGAGTACCTTGTCATCTGAGTATTTCTTGATGATCCCTTGTAGCTTACTTCTGCAACGAAGTTGGATAGCGAGTGCTGTTGTCATGATTCAGTTTTCGTCCTCAACGACCGAGAATCGGCCATCGATACGAAGCAGGTATTGCAGCTCTTCATCCGTGAAAGACGTTACGGGCAAACGCTTTTTGTTCAGGTAGTTCCACTCACAATACTTCGTGGAATCAACGCCAACCTCTTTCCAGTCCTTCGCTTGCATGATGCGAACGGTTGCAACTCCGTTGTACTGGACCCACGGACCATGTGCTGACTTATCCGGTTGCTTCAAAGCCATTGGTGCCCTTGCTTCTTCAACCTTCACGGTTGGGGGCAAGCCCTTCAACGGGTCTTTTTCATCAGCGGGAGAAGACGCAACCGCTGGTGACTCTGGATCGAAAACACTTGAATCATCGGACATTTGGGTGACCCTTTCTCTTAACGGTAAAACACTTCGTAGTTAGCGTTTTTGGTGATGGTTGCAAATCCGTCATCGGGAAGGTCACCAGAGCGACCACCCAAACGAACGAAACTCAGTGTGCGCCCATCACTTCCGACAACATCGCGTTGTGCCGAAAGAACCTCATCAATACGGTCAAGCACGTTGTCAATCTTGCCATAATCATTCGTCAAAACTTCGGGGTAGTGAATCCAAACTTGAAGGGGCAAGGGAGCTTTCACCTTTTGCCAGTACGGGGCATTGGTTGCTCCCCACTTCAAGATTGCAAAAGGTCCACTGTTGGTTGGTCTTTCCTCTGTTGACCAGTTGTGAAAGACCGTAGCGTCATTCAGTCCATACCCGTTCAGTTGCGGGTCTGAAATCAGAGCATCAAAAACAGCCGCACGGCTCATAGCTCTTGACCTCCCCGCTTAGCCATGATGCGGGACATTTGTTGAATCATCTGATTTCCGAAGTGAATTACCGTCGGCATGATGATTGCGTACTTGCCAGAAAACCTGGTCTCAAGGTAGATGCCATAGAAAACCGAATGGGCACAAAGCAATTCCCAAAAAGTATCAAAGTCTGACTCAACCTCTGCGTGAAGACCGTTGCGCGCATTGGTTGTTTGATCCTGCCAAGGCGCATTTTCGCGCATGTACTTTTCAGCAAGTGGCTTGTTGCGCAAGAAGATTCCCGTTATGTCCATCTTCATGCGCTCATCGAACGTAGAGATTTCTTTCTCTAAGTTCTTAACGTTCGTCCACGTCATCTGGACCTTAGTTGCCATAGTTGGGGTCTTTCCCGAAAGCCTCTACTACGGCACGTCTTTCGTAATCGTTCTTAGGCATGAGGCTAATGATCCGGTAGTCAGTCGTTCCGTCTTTCCAAGTGTCACCGATGGCCATTTCGGCATCATGACGACCCACAAGGTAGAAGAACCACGAATGTCCTTTAACCCCATCGCTTTCCACGGTTCGATCAACAGAGCCAGAACGACCACCCAACGTGGATGAGATTGGAATGACGTTGAAAGTCTGTGGTGCCCTTGGGGTTTGAGCTTCGTTGTCGTATACCCCGCCTGGCTTCTGGACCCTGGTATTTGGCACCAATTCGATTGTGCGAGGGTCAAATCGGATCGAAAGATCAGTAGCCTTTTTCAGGGCAGGCAAAACCCGCAACTCGCTATTGCTAACGGGAGCGGACATATCCTTCTGGCCTTTCGATTTCCCCAAAGCTGATGGGAGAGCGTGTATTTGGCTCTATCGCGTCAGGGCCACCCTTAAGAACCAAGTCCCAATAATCAAGCATTTCCTTTGCCTGCTTATGGATTTGGGTAAGTGGCTTTTCGTTGATATCTAGGTACTCTGCGGTCTCGTTGACTCGCTGTAGCCAGAAAAATCGCACGGCTTGAGTGGGACTGAAACCCCTTGTGGTCATTAGGGTTTCGATGAACTCATCAGTCCACTCATAATCAGATATTGCCGCCGTAGGCAACAGCATCTTGACCAATGCGATTTGTTCTGGCGTGACCACTGTTATTCAGTGTCTTTCTTGGCTTGCAGAGCCTTTGCCAGTTCGAGCTTCTTTTCCTTGGATTCCGTTGCGCTGCACTCGATTCCAAGTTCCTTGAACTTTGCATCAACGCCATCGGAATCGAGACCCTTGACGAACTCCACGATTTCGGGGTCAAGCTCAACAGCGCCAGTTTTCTTGTCGCTCTTGGACTTTGATTCATCTTGCGGAAAATCACGCTTGTTCGCTGCAACGATGGACGCACCACCGGAACGAGAAAGTACGTACTCGATTTCATCATCCGTAAACGGATGGTCGTTCTCAATGACCCTGGACATAAATCCTCCTAGTTGGTTGAAAGGTGGTGGGGGACAAGGGAATTGAGAAGAATCATCAAAACCCTTGTCCCCCAATCACTTAGGCAATCAATGCCATGTCACGATTGAAAGCGTCCGGAATCGTGTAGTTTCCAGATGCCTTGATCTGCATGACAACACCACCGGCGCGCTGACGAATACCGGTACCGAATGCCCTGGTGTAGTAGGACTCAATCAGCGGGTAACGCTGATCCCGTCCCGGCATGATCCGAAGACCACGGTACACAGCATTCTTGTGTTGCCGGAAACCAACGAGGTTTTGAAGGTTGCCAGCTCCACCAGTACCGAACATCAGGAAGTATCCAGCTGGAATGAAAGGCTCTTCAATCAGCAGGATATCGCCATAAGAACCGTAGACGCGCAAGCCATTCCACGTATCCGGCGGGAGAGAACCAAGCAATCCCAGTGGCGTATCAATGATTTGAGTCGGCTGACCACGACCGGGGATGAAATCGTACTCGGCAATCTTGCCGTTGTTGTTTTCCTGGCCCTGTCGGAACTTCCGAATCTCTTTCAGCTCTTGACGATTCAGCAAGCAAACGATCTGCGTACCGTTCTCGATCGAATAGCCGTGCTCTGCAATGTGCTCATAGGCATCTTCCAGATCACCAGAGTCAATCTTTGCGCCACCAGAAACCAAGTAATGGCTATGTGGCGCAGTGAAAGTCGTGCCACGGTACGGCGGGGGAACGGTAGCGTCACCGTTGTACAACGCATACACGTTATAGGGGTTATTCCGAATGTCCGCAACACGATTGCGGTTATCGAAAATCGCTGCCATGACTTGCTTGAAAACAAGTCGCTCATCCGCTTGAAGCATCGCGTTGTTGATGGCCTGAACTTGGCGGGCATCAGCGTCACGAAGGAAACGGTAGGTGAAACGAGTCGCCCGGTCGTAATCCTTGAAGTCGTAACCCAATTGGAAGTAACCAAGCTTGATTCGCTCACCTTCCGGCTCACCGAATTCAGAGGCCAGCTCAAAGGTTGCTTCACCAACTTGCGGCACCGATTCAATCTCATTTTCAACGTCAAACGTCATGAGATTGACCAACTTTGAACGACCCGCATTCCAAACAGCAAGTGCCGCTTGAGCTTCGGTCCAAAGTTGGTTCAGGTCTACGCCATCGTTCGTGGTGTAAACAATGTCACCGGCAGTACCGTAACCACCGGATGGATCATCTTCCCCGCCGTAGGGCAGAGAGAGCAGACCAGCACGCGCCAGCATGTGCTCAAAATTCATTTCCGAATCCCGTTTCGTCATAAGGGTTTTCATGTTATTTCAATCCTTCCCTTACGGCGCTTCCACTGCCGGAATGGCGGCAACAGGGACAACGCGAACAACAAGCCGTTGGCCATTGTCCACGGTGTGACCGATGTAAACCCCATCGGTTCCTTGGGTTTCGGTAACGGTGCCATCAGCGTGACCGTAGTAGTTTTCGCTGGGACCAGCGAAATCCGTTCCAGGAACCGAAGTTCCATCATTCGGACCAAACTCCACGATATCGCCGGAAGTCATGACGTCGATTCGCTCACCGGCCTTGTATGCCTTGGTAAGAACCAAGACACCCTTTACGCCAGAAACGCCAGCTCCCTTGACAACTCGACCATTTGCATCGTGGCCAACAGCCACCGCTTGCTCTACATCGTCCGAATCCCAATCAGCGGCAAGGGTACCGCGATACCCACCGTTCTTAGGATCGTACTTGTCGTATCTAGCCATTTCCTACCTTCCAGATTCCCGTCGGGAAATACCTTGTCTCACAACCGATTTGCAAGAGCCGGGTACTTTTTCGCCAACTCGGCTGCGTTCTGATCGAGATTGCCGGAGTTGGAACCGCCCTGTCCGGGCTGAAAGCCTGTTTGGCCACCACCAGCATTGTTGTTGCTCTGTTGCTGTTGGTTGTTCTGTTGTTGCGAATTGTCTTGCTGTCCATCACTTTTCAGCAAGTACGGATGATCCTTGGCAACACGTCCAAGCTCTTTTGCAAGCCCGGTAACGTTGCCTTTGTCATCAACCTTGACGGCATCACGATTCAATTGGTCAGCGACCAAATCCGTGTTGTGCCAAGAGAATCGGTCATCGTTGCCAATTGCGTTGACAATGGCCAACTTTGCGTTCGTGGCACGAAGCTGTTCAATGGTAGAAGCATCTTCTTGCTTCTCAACCTTGAGACGTTCTGTCTCATCAAGCTTTTCACGCTCTTTCTGAGTGAGCGTTTGCTTGGTCGAATCCCGTTCTGTCTCAGCACTTTCGCGCTTTGATTCGGAGTCAGCAAGTAGACGTTTCAATTCCTTCGCAGACAAACCAGCGTAAGGGTCATCATCGTCAGAATCGCCCGAATTACCTTGATTTCCTTGGTTATTCGATTGATTCCCTTGCTGTTGCGAATTGCCTTGATTCCCTTGACCATTCGACTGTTGTCCAGATTGTCCCGAAGCATTGCCATCAGCATTGTTTGAACCACCTTGCTGATCTTCGCCACCAAATGGGAGGATCGGCCACAGAATCAGGGGATTTGTGGAAGTCATTGTGTTACTTGCCTTTTCACTCGAAATCGGGGCACGACCGCTAAGCACATAATAGGCGTGGCCCGACCCAAACGGCAAGCTTGAACGAGGGTCAATCCCGGCGTGTCGCAATCGGTCTGGCTGGCCATGCCCCGCCGTGCCTATCGGTGGCGCGCTGCGTACTCGGCACGACCCTTTGCCATCACAGAACGAATGTAATCGTCGTATTGCCCTGTAATTAAACGCTTTTCAAACTCATCATCCGAATCGACTTCGGGAGTGACGTAACAACGACAATTAGGGTGAGGCTTAACCGGTACGTCGTTTTTATTGAAAAGCCCTATCTCAGCATAACTTTCGCACTCATCACCAGGATCGTCTTCGTGACGTTTCGATAGGTGCCAACGCATTTGAGAGACCCAAGGTTGATCTTGCGCGTCATTGATTGCTTGGGCATGGAAAGCGTTGTTTATCTCTGTTCGACCCAAACGCATTGCGGCATAAGAGACTCCACCGGGAACGTCTGGATTGATCAGTGCTGCAACATCTTTCGCAAGTTGCTTGGCACTTGACCCTCTAGCCAAAGCTGAATTGATAACACGCGAAACACGACCGCTAGCAAGAGCTTTCGTGCGATAGACACTTTCCGCAAGTGGACGTTCACTAAACAAGACCCTGGTAACGGTCGATTCAATGTTTCGACGTGCCGTCTGCCGAAGAGAATCCGCATATTGAACCCTTGCAATGGGATCGGGGAAAAGCTTTGTTAGGACTGAACTTTCGTCGTAGAGGTTTGCTTCGACCGCTGCCAAAGCTGCATCTTCTCTACTGTCTCGGATGAGATACCCCGTTGTATTGAAGGTTTCATTGAGCTGTCGTCGCAACTCTTTTCGTGTGAGTGATATTTGAAGTCGAGAAACTTCGGTTGAAAGATTGTCATTGACCAACGTTTCTAGAGTCTTGTTTGTGTCCCGATATGCTTGCAGCAGAGTCTTTCTCAGCTTTTTATCAAAGCTGTGTTCTACTTCTAGGTATCGACCCAACCAATTCGCACGTGTTCTATCGAACTTGCGCGATGGTCCGAAAACGCTATGCGCGGAAGTCATTCCAATTGACCTCTGACGTATCCCATCGGGTTATCTCACTTTTGGTCACAATGAAGTAAGCCCAATTCGGTTGGATGGCACCAACTTTCAAGGCTTGCTGATCTGTCGCTGATGGCGTGGATGACCCGCCTGGGTGAGTGTGCCAAATCGCGGCAATCTGTGAAACCTGTTCTGCCGTAAGCTTTTTGGCAATGTCACCGGCAGACATTTGAAAACCCTTGTAAGGGTACGGGTCTGAGTTGTTTATCTCGATGATCGTGCCATCGGCCAAAATGAATCCGCAAGCCTCTTCGGGAGCTGCCTGCATTGCACGACGTTGCAACCACCACTTATTGAGCTTGGATAGCTCGAACGTGCTTATCGCACTTGACGTTTCGGTCATGGTCTCAGAATGCCGTCTTGATTACACCAGAGCTAACGCCATTGGCCATCTTGAGACTCTTTCCACTGCCACCAGAGCCAGACTTACCAGCGCTCTTGCCCTTCATGGTTGCAGGCATCTTTGCCGGTTGCTTAACTGCCCCACCAGCTTTGCGTCCAACCATACTTTGACCCAACTTGTTAACAGCCATTTCATTTACCTTTCTAGGTTTCCAACACCAACTGTTGGCCATTGCGATTAGCGTTGCCGTTAACCGAACTATCAAGTGCCCCATCACCATTCGTGCCTGAACCCTCTTGGGCGAAAGGGTCACCTGTTTCAGCAATTGCCCATTCAGTTTTTTGCCTCAACAGCTTATCTTCAATCTGCGGAATCTTTTTGTAGCCAACCTTTTCCAGTCGCTCCCGTACCTCTTCGACGAGAATCAAACCGGCAGTGAACAAGTCAACGGTTTCCTTGATGTAGGTATCCCTGTTCAAGGGCATCGGGTCACCAAAGATTGTGCTGAATTCCGTTGCGTCAGAACGCAATCCCTCAATGGCTGGCAACCAACCATGAATCAGGTCATATCCGAACTGATCCCACTTTGCTTGAATGCCAAGCTGTTTGTCCGAATTCTCTGCAATGATCGGACCCATCTTGAGGGACAAGGCAATTCCCGATTGAGCCACTGACACATCAACGATTCCCGTTGCCATATCAGGCAATCCAGAACCTTGCAAAAGCCAAGTGTCCAAAGCACTTATGTGGTCTTGGAACGGTGCAACCGAAGCAACACCAGTAACGCGCTCGAATGTATCCCCTTGGGAAATCTGAACGACGTTGCCAGGGTGCAATTTATACTTGCCCTCTTTGCCGGTAGCTGCATCGCGTGGCGGGCCAGCCGAACTGACGTAAACTCCAAGACCTTGCAGCACAAGCGAAAGGTCTTCGTACGTCATCGATTGATTCAATGCGTTGATGATGTATTCCATACCCGAAATCTGGCTTAGGCCATAGGTGGAACCATCAGGTTCGTTGTTCGGAATGAAGTAGACCGGAAGTTGCGAAATCGGTTGTGGCAGCATCTTTTTCGGCATGATAACTGAGACCGGTCTAAGGTCTTCATTCTTGATGTACCGGTCATCCCAAGCGCCAATCTCGAAAGTCCTTACCTCACTTGAGATTCCACCCTGTTCCTTGCGGTACGTCTGCCTACGCGCAACAATCTTTTTCTTATCACCAGAGGCATCACGTGGATCGTGGATGATATCCACAATGTGGTAACCGATTACGCGATAAGCGTTTTCGGGGTCTTCAATTGGGAAGACACAAGACGGATGAATCGTATTGATCGAAATCCGTTGTCCCTTGGGCTTATTGGCGTCTGCCGTGATATACCAAGCAAGATCGCCACGCGCAAGCATGGACTTCTTTCCTTTGACCTGTTTCTTGGCAATCTCTTCACGCTGAAAGATGTTGCGTAGCAACGTTTCTACTGCGTTTTGGTCTCCACCCTTGACCTGAAAATCTTGGTCTACAGCCAGGAACCGTGCCGTACTGTCAACGATCTTTTTCGTTGAGGGCAAATAGATTTCGATATCAGAATCGCCACGCAACGAGACCTTGAACGTCTCTGGACGGTTGTAATAGAAATCATCGTAAAGGTGGTACGCAATCACTCGGTCTTTGTCCATAGGGTCATAGACGTTGTTGAGCTGTTCGGGAACTTGATTCAGGAAGTCCCGCGCTGATTCGTATTGCCTTGGGATATAAGGCATTTCACCGACCCCGATCCTTTTCGTCATCGAATTCCATTGCCTTAGCAAGGTTTTCGTGCATCCTTTGAAAGATACCCACATAGGTTTCTTTGATCAAATCAACCTTGCCCACGAGAGTGTGAACCTCTTTGCTCAACTTCATGTTTGAGATCGAAAGACCAAGGCACGTAAAGGAAACCACCAATAGGATCATGATGATTACCCACTGTGCTGGATCATGTGAACTCATCACTAGTCGTATGCTCCATTCAAGTAATTTCCCAGTGCATCGTTCACGATGGGGAAATCTTCACGCCTTCTCTCATGGACGCCAGGACGCATAAGAATCTCGTCTTTGTAACCCTCGAAATCGTATGGGTCTCTTGGGTTTTCAGGACGTGACGAGAAAGAGGCTTCATGGATGGTAGCGCCAGTCATGGGCTTGCCAAACTGACCGTAGAACCCGGCAAAGAAACGTCCTAGAGCCTCTGGCCCATGATCGTATTTCTTCATCGGAGAATCGAAACGCTTTGTGCTGGTTTCGGATTCAGCTTTCTTTTCGGGATAGCGATACGCCAACATATCCTCAATGGTTCGCTTGCACTTGCGATCAAATAGCAAGCGCGGCCGCATGATTCCGGGACCAAAGACCAAATCATCAGCGGTCGTATGTCTCGGATCACGTAAAGCCTTGCGAATGTGGTTAATTCGGCTTGAGAGTTCCCCGCCGGTACCACCCATTGCTGTAATGCCTAGTTTCTTCTCAAGGATTCGACTAGCACCAGGGTCAGCAGGATCGGGAAAGAAGTGTCGTAGGTTGCCGGGATTCAGTCTGCGCCAACGGATTTCATCGGCGAAGTCTTCGGGGTCTAGACCCTCTTCGTAAATCTCATCAAGCACATTGATTTCGCCCCACTTTGAAACTTGAAGCAACAGCCAAACATTCGGGTTGTGGTACCCATAATCGACCGCTGCGAAAGTCTGCCAGCCAGGCTGAAATTCAAGGTCTGTAACGTGCTTCTCTTCGTCAAACTCTTTGAAGACACGACCAACGAATTCCGTGAAGTCTGCCGCAATCTCTTGCAAAAAGGCTTCTGGCGTAAGCTCATTGATCGAGTGCAGAATCTCATCGTTGATGATCAAACCGTATTCATCTGCAAGCTTGAAGACTGAACGACCCGTATTCTTTTGCAGCTCAAGCAATTTCGAGACGTGAGACTCCACAGTTGGTGTCTTGTAGACAAAGTTGTTCATCCATGCGGGCATACGCCACGAAGACCATTCGGTATTGCTTGGGTCTTGGCCTTGCTGCCACACACGATAGAACCAATTCTTGCCCTCTGGTGTAGACGAGTGAAAAGACCAACCGTTGAAGTCTGCCAGGGTAGGACGAATGTACTTGTACCAAATGTTCTCTTTGAGCTTGGCAGCTTCCGAAAGGATCACTCCCGAAAGACCTTCGCCCACAAGCCTTTCCGGATTTTGCGCAGACTTCGCAACGATTTCCATTGCGCCACCAAACAGCTTGATTTGCATCTGTCCGGTTTCGGGACTGTTGTACGAACCCGGTTGATCCATAGGGATTTCAAGACGCTTGCACAGATTCCAGATCACGCGGAACTCTTTTTCAGAGTCCGAATAGTTCGGCCCAACGATCCAGAAAATACGCTTCTTACCGTCCAAAACCAGTTGGTTCGCAATAGGTTTCGTGAAGAAGATTTCTGGTAGCAATCGATAGCCACCAACGAAAGACTTACCGAAACGACGACCGGCACTCAAAACCTGGTGCCTGCAAGCGTTTTGGGCAACTATGAGTTGGCCCTGGTGTGGCTTCCAATTGACAAGGGGATGGTTGTAGATCGCCCATTTATCCAACAAGGCAGTCACAACAACCAA